GTCATAACAACTCCAATTCATCACAAATAGCATCAATCTCTTTGAGACATTCATCCCACCCAGCGTTAAACATCACATCCAGTTCATCAGTAAAATCAATCTTATTGGTTCCTGATAGTTGCTTACGAAGTTGTTGAAGAACCTCTTGAAGCATCCAAGCAGTATTGTGTGCTTCACTTTTACAAATAACTTTTAGGAGTTCTTCTGCTCTTTCTTGGTTAGTCATACTTAGCCTCCGTTTCTTTCATACGAAGCAGGAAACTATCATCACCAATGTCACCACTATAGAGATAGTCAATGTGTTTCATAATCTCTGCCATCTTACGCAGTTTGGGGATTTGCTCCCGTAGAACATCAATCACATCAGGGTCGTGGTTAGGATACCACATCTCACCATAAGTGCGGTCTTCATTCCTTTCCTTACCATTATTCTCAATCTCTACTTCCAACTCATCAGCAAACTGGGATACACTGTAGTATTTGTATCCACAATCGTTAAAGTGTCCACCACTCATTTCATTTCCTCGTATTCGTCAATCTTTTCGTTGATAAAACCAGTCATGTCAATGGTGTATGGGTTTGTGCCCTCAATCTCACAATCAAGGAGAAACTCCATAAATGTGCCAAGAATCAAACAAGCACGACGTTTATCATGCTCAGTGATGGTAGTATGAGGCATGGCAACATAGTTGACGATATGCTCGTAGAGTTGATCGTAAGTCATCAGAAATCCTCCTCGTCAAAAGTAAAATATTCGTAGATTGCAGACATCACGGCATCTTCAATCCTCTCGATAATAGCACCTTCAGAAGGATTCTCAACATGTTTGTGTGCTAACGCATACCCACGACGCACACCTTCTTCGATTGCCATTTCTAATATTACACGGGTTTTAGGTTTCATTTCCTCACCTCACAAGCAGGAGTCATATCAACTAAGGTTGCGGCAAGTTTCAATCCACCAAGCACCGCAGTTGGAGCAATAAAAATCAACAACAGAATGCCAAGTGGAATGGCAACATATTCCTCAAAAAAGCTTTTCATTCTTCATCCTCCACAGGAAACATAGCAGTGTATTCTTCATCAGTGACAGTGAGAATCTCTAAGGTGCCATTCTCAGTTGCCTCTGTAATTTCTTCATCATACATCACAAAGTAACGAGCAAACTCGTGTAAACTGGTGCTGCCAAACTCAACAACACCATCAATGAGGCAGAGGTAGTTCATCGCATTTCATTCAGGACTTCAATAAAATCAACAATACAATCTTTAGGAATGTGAAGAGTTTGCCCTGTTTTTGTTTCTTGAATACCGTGTGTTTCATAAGCAGAAACTTCAATACAACCTTCACCATCATCAGTGAATTGGTAGAACCAACCATCTTCGTGGTGAATACGAATTTCTTTTGTGATTGAGTAAGTCATAAGATTACATCCTTGATTTCAGAAATGATTTCCCAGTGAGCATCTGCTTTGTCACCGAAACGATTAGTTCCAGTGCGAGTGCTGACCCACATAAAGTATTTACGGTTTTCAGAAGCAAGGAACAACTCACCACCAGTATCCTGCTCTACAATGCAGACAGGATTGTTTTCCATGATGTTGGACAAACGATTCTTTGCCTTGCTAGATTTAGGTTTTACAATAACCTTTCTCATTTGTCAGCAATGATAGCAACAATCAAGATGGTAGCAACAGCACAAAGAAAAATTAGAGCACTAATCCACAGAGGAGAAAGAACCCAGACCCAAGGCCAAGTAATATGACCAGTGAGTTTCAAACCAATAAACAGAACAGTCAGCAGACCAGGGAATCCGATACCACTGGAGGAAGAAGAAGAATTGCTAGACATTTGCTTTGTTTCGTTCAACATTGATAATATAACACCCCTCAACCGTGAAGTCAAGGGGTCATTGATAAGTGTTACGGATATTTGCCGACGATACCAATAGTATATCTTATCTGTCCACCAAATCCCGTGAATGATGGATCTATGTCTGCTCTAATATCTGATACTACAGCTTTTCCATTTGCAACTTCTTCCAATACCTTGAGAAAATGTTTTTCCATTTCTGTTGTTGGTTTAGGAAAAGCAAAACATGTTGATACTGAAGTTCTAGTAACAGGTGATGTGGTTTTGCCGTTGCTAATCAGTGCATCGGCTTTGATATAATCACCATTCATATTCATTCTACCATTCGATACAGTAGCAGTAGGAATGACTTGATCAGTTAAACCATTATATACTGAAAGTTCGTTAGTAGAAGCATTAAAAGATAGTTGTCCATGTATAGGAGCATTAGTAATTGCAGTAGTAAATGCACCACTATGAAGTGCAGATAACTTACTCTTCAATTCTTCTCTAAGTTCATCCTCTTTATCTTCTACAACTTCCTCTACGATTTCTTCTTTCTTTTCACCATACATTTCGTCGAATGTATCGAGCAATGGATTAGTCATCTAGTTCAACTCCATCAGTAAGTTCTTTCATTCTATTAAAGAAATCTTCATCAATAGGTATCAACTTCTCTTCACCTCTATCAATTCTATCACACATCTCCATCAGATATTCTAGAAACTCTTTAGGATATGTTTCATCCATGTTGATACTACACCAGAACCATTCATAACACTCTTGATATGGATCATCACCACTCAGTAGACCATAATCAGCATAGTTTCCACTGATGAGATCTCTCCACATCTTAAAGTTGTTCCACATCTCTCTCCAACCAGTCTGGAGACAGTGACCAAAATAATAATCAAACCAGTTCAGTTTCCTGCTCATCTTGCTTTCTCACTTTGTAGTATACAGTTCTACCTTCTCGGTAGTTATCTAAATTACGTGGATCAAAGTCTAATACATCAAAACGAATCTCAAACCATTTCCATCTGAATGAGAACCCAACATCACGGGGTCCAATACCAATAATTAGAAATGGAAACCATTCAGTAGCAGGATAATCATCCCACTGAACTACCATATCAATTAGAGCAAAACGACGAGGAAATGATAGCACTTGAAAGTACCATTCATGCCCATAATCTTCATAGTGGCAGTAATCAAGGAGTTTCATAGGTTTTCCACCTCTTTAGATAGGGTCATCATATCACCCTTGTCAAGCACCGTCAAGTTGTTTAACTTTTGTGCTGTCATGGTTTTAACATGTTCCATGGTTTTGCGAATGATAGCAGCAACAAGTTTTTGCTCTGTATCTGCCCATGTGTTTCGTTCGTTCCACACAGCATCCATTAGTTTTTGTGCTCTATCAGTCATGCTGCTAACCTCAATTTACGTTCGGGTGAAGGGATGTGTATAAGAAATGGATCATCATAAGGGAAGATGTATTCTTGATACCAACCTATACTCAAAGATTCCCAGAAATCATCAGGAAAATGCTCAATGGTATCATAAGAGTCGAGAATATACAGCACATTACGAAATCCATCAAGAAAGTATTCCCATTTTGTTGGTTCTTCAAACCTCATCCCATTCCCCATTCCTCGTATCTGGTATTGATTTTACCACAGTTGGTGAAAATATTCAAGTGGCCTGTGCGACCATCCTCAAAATAGAATGCCATCCAAACGTGCTCTCCCTCATCCATCACCTCATAGTGGTAGCTCTTGATATTATCCAGCAAGAATTCATCTGGGTTGTATAGTTCTTTATCGGTCATGAATAATTAAAGTGTAAATGTGTTTCCCAAGTAAATGCAGGTTGATCTTTTCGTTGCATCATTTCTGCGACAAAGTAAGGAATAAATCTCGTATATTTGTCCAGAAACTCTCTCTCCGTAAGTTCTTCAAATCCGTGCATATAATAGTCGCAGTCAACAAACTTTGCAAACTTTTCATATTCACGATCCCTATCATCAACTCTTTGATAGTTGCGACAGATCTTCAACCAGAATGAATGACCTTCACCAGTGGCAAGATAATCAATCGCAAAGAAACGATAAAAAGGTTTGTCAGTCATAAGTGGAAAATAGAAATACTTTAATTGTTTGTCCGTCATCTTGAAGACTTACCTGAACATTAGAGCATTCATATTGAACAAACTCTCTGCCATTATTAGTAATAACTTCAACACGGGTAACATCTGGATAGTTCTTCAGAAAGTCTCCATTTGGTTGTTGTATGTCTTCAGTCATTTTTCAGTTTCCTCACTCGTTCAAGAAATTCATTTGATTGTTCACAAAGTCTTTCAATCAAATCCTCAATATCAGAAATCGCAATCTCATTATACTCACGATTGAGATTCTCACAACGTAGAGCATCAATCATAGACTCAAATGCAATCATTTGCATATGTTCTGGTGTGATGGGTGTCCCATGAGGCATACCAGCACATTCCATATTGTAGAAGTCATTATATCGTTGAAGAACACGATTACTCTTCTCACGACGTTCTGCCTCTTCGAACATCTCATCTGGATATGGTTGTTGATTGTTCATAAGATCCACAACCTTCTGGTAGTCTTCTTCAGATACTTTTGCGTGAATTGGTTCAGTCATACGTTTTGCCCATCCTAAGTTTGGCCAAGTGTCATTAAAAATTTGATTTAATTTCTCGTTACCGTAGTCAATCACATCGGGTACTTTTCAAAACAAACAGAATTATACCATCCTGGTTTAGATACCAGTTTGAGTTTGGTATGTTGAGAATGCACATCAACTTTCTCCACACCATAAACATAACCCTGAACCAATACATCTTCAGGATCATCATTCGAACCCCAAGCAATCTGGGAAGGACTACAACCCAAATAGGATACCATATCTCCAGGTTTGAAGATACATTCAAAGTCGTGTGTCATAGAATACCTACTGATTTAAGATAACGACGATATGCCATAAAACGTCCCAGGTGTGGTTGCCCAGGGACATTTAGTTGATGGCAGATTTCACTATAGCACAGAAATTCGTACCATGGAGTCGTTGGATCTAATTCATGATACGGATATTCACGATTAGAGTTTTCCACCTACGACTCCTTCATACGAAGACCCAACATTGTCACCCCATCCTTCTTGTACTCCCTTAAGATAAAACCTGGTGGCAGAAATACATAATTCTTTCGTGAGGGACGTGATAAGTGGCTTCCCATCTTTGTCAAAAGAGTGCCACAGTTTATACGGAGTTTCTTCAACATAAAAGGCATCATCATAGAAAGTTCGTTCGTTGTTGTTCTGGTTGCTCATCAGGCACTCCTTCGATAATAATCTTTGCTGGTTCATCATTCCAGTGTCGAATCACACCAGCAACAATAAACACGTTTGTAATTAAATATGTTGCAAATATAATGGTTCTGATAATTGCAACTTTATCAGCAACACAATCTTTCTTGTGTGCTTTTTCTCCTAGTGCCTTAGCCCACAGTCTCCACATCACACCCATTCTGGTTTCCTATCTGGTTTTCGCAGGTAATTATCCTTTACCCAAGGTTTAGATGCAACATACATTTTGTAGGCATCAGTAGTAGTTATATTAGTGTCTAACTTAAACTCGTCAGGCATAGCACGGGCAAAGTGATCTGCCATACAGTAGCATGTAATTGCCTTACCTGTCTTCTCATGAAAGATTTTCTTTGCCTCAAACAAAGACTTTCTGCAGGCATGATGTTTACCATACCGATGATAGTATTCTGTACAAAGTGCAAGACCATGTACAATCAACCATGCAGTATTATAGATATTCTTTGCTGCCCATTGTGTACATGGATGGTTACGGAATGCACCTCCTTTTGTCTCATAATCGCACCCGTCCTTCTTCGGCAAGGTGCCCCAATCGTAATACCACTTAGAGTATACGATAGAGAGCATTTGGCACGATTCTAGGGGCATTTTGACCACATGTTTATCAGGTAGTTGCCGTGCCGAAGCATGAGGATTTTCATCGACTACGAATATATTCATGATAACGTTGGAGGTACTTCTGGTAGAGCAGTTCTAGTGTAGCAGCATCTTCGGATTCGTCAAGTTCCAACATGCGATCTCTTGCATCTTGTAACTTGTCACACAATTTCATAATGTCTAGATGGTTCATTAGGTTGCTTGTTCTCTGGTCTGAGTATAGACCGAATCGAACATGATGTCAAGAATTTCTGAACACTCCCAATAATCATTCGAGTCGAGAATAGTCTTTTCAAGTTGATACCGACGTACTGCAGTATAAACAAGTTGAAGTTGATCAGGAGTCAGCTTGGTAAGTGTAGTCTGGGTCATGATACTTTAGATACTCACGGAAGGTCATTTTCATTTCCTTTTGCGTCATACCACAATGATATGCAGCATAGGGAAGATTCATTGTAGCACGAAAGAGTCCCTCATTTGCCTCTTTAACGTTCTCTGGTGTGGTTTTATTTGTCATCAGTCGGATGCTCTCCACATATTAATCCTTGTACGTTTGGTCTGAAATTCTTCTACTGCTTCAAGAATCATACGGGCAGATTCTTGAGCATCTGCTTCATCCCAACCATCTCCCTGCTGACCACTAATGTAGTAGGTATAGAGATGATCTTTGATCGCATCCATAAGTTTGTCGTAGTGTGTCATGGGTGAGTGGTTTCTTCAGGTACTATAGGTCATGTGGATCGGTCTGTCAAGACCCCCTAGGAGTCCAGGGTCACAATTTAATTGTTGCAAGATTTACATTCATTACACATCTAGATAGGGACTTTTTCGGATAAGATGATGAATGATAATACCTACCATCAAATACTACACATCTTCCCATCTTTGGTGTAATTCTTTTTTTAATAGTAAACTTATTGTTAGAGACTATTTCACTGTCGTATTGAGTATTAAAATGCTCATTGACTTCATTGAAGATAAAAGTATCACCATCACTATCATTTAGATAGCAAATCATGTTCATATGTGGGAAAAAGGAATCAATATGAGGTAGATGATACTCCATTTTAGTATCTGGATGACAAGAATGTAGATTTAATCTCATCCTGATAATTTGATTACATGTAACCTCTTGCTTATCCAAAACATTCATGACTATTGGATAGAACATATCAAAGTATTGAGATACTTTTTTATTATCCTCTAATAGAAAATGATTGAATCCCGAAACATTCTGATAGTTGCTTTCTCCATTTGGATCTACTATCTTTGGCATAAAGTACCAAGGAAATGAATCAGTAAATATAGAGTCTAAAATATATTCTGATTGCCTTTTGGGAATTATGTTATCAAATATTAAAATATCATCCATTTTGTCTATAGTAAACTGTAGTAATTTCTATCATATCTAGTCACATCAAACATCATTGGTACACAAGGAATACTCATTGATAATCTCTTTTCGGAAGGTTCTGCTTTATGATACATTCTAGATGGTATGTAAATTAAATCACCAGGAACCAATTCAATATCAATTAAAGTCTCCAACTCATTTTCATCAATTTCATAATTTGAAATTGGATACAAAGTGGATAATCTATTATCATAGACTTTCCAGTGTGTAGTACCATAACATTGAATTATAAAATTACTGGCATAATCACAGTGTATCTTGAAAGATTTTGATTTTGAAAAACTACAATATGCGTGTATATCTGTGGCAACAAGAAAATTATTTTCTATAGTTTTACACAAATTGTTGGTGCTCTTGCTATATTGACCATAATTAAGTATAACAAGAGTATTACCAGATGAAACTATATTGAATAAGTGCTTTTTATCAGGAATAGCAACTTCATTCCAGAATGGTTTAATTTGCCCAAACTGTATTTTTGATTGATTATCTTTATCAATACATTCAAATTTATACTTTATTGGATCATTCAAGCATTCCTCTACTGTCTGCCAAGATAAGTAGTCATCAACATCAGTAAGAGCATTTTTGATATAAAATGGTTTATCATTGATGATAAAATTTTGGAAGTTTTTAATTTTGTTAATTGATAACGTCATTTAGTTTCACCATCTTTGCTCTCTGAAATCTGTGCACAAAAGTAAATCTATAGTATGGAGCAATTACCGTAGGAGTTCTTGCCATGTGGGGAATTGACGAATCAAATAGAACGATTCTTCCAGGTTTATATATTGAAGTAAATTCGATATCATCCAATTCTTCATCAAAAAATAGTGTTTCCCCACCCCATTCAATATCCCACTTAAGATTAGCATAATATAAAAGTGTCAATCCATCAGCAGCATCCATATGAATTCTATACTTATCTGATGGTGTGCACATATTTACTGATATTGAATTGGTTTCATAACCAGTTAAATGCGATGATAAGAATTGCCCCTCAGGATTTCCATAAAAATTCATATTTTTCACGTCATTGTCAGAATAAAGTGATATTGTAGTAATATCAGATTTATACTCAAGAATGTCATTATCATACCCTATTGGTTGATAATTAGAGTTCATCATATAACGATGTAAAAGTGTTCTAGTCTGATAACTGAACACTTCATCAAAAACATGAATAATTTTATTAGATTTTGTATTAATAATTTTGTGGGTCATTTACTTTACCGTTCATTTCATCAATGACTACTTGTTTAACTGTAGAAAAAGGTGCTGCGAGCATTGGTCTGGTATCATATTTAAAATAATCATAGGGACCATTTACATCCACATACATTAAAAATGCCTGAATTTGTTTATTACCTTGGTATTCATTTCTCCAATGGGGAACTTCCATACCTTTATACACACAAATATCACCGACATTCATGTATACTTCATTTTCTTTACCGTCAATATCAAAAATTAATGGCCACTCAGAATCTTTATCAATACAGCAACTAACAGCAATTTCAGAAGATCTTCTGTCAGTGTGCTTTTCCATGAAAGCACCTTCAGTGTATATTCTAGCATAAGAATATGTTGGATGTAATGTCATCTGCATGACATCTTCAATTTTTGGTTTGAGATACTCAAGTAAAGATTCAAATGGTAAAGGAGCATACCAAGAAAAACTACCAGGGCACATTGGATCTTTATAGGAATGATCATAATTTACAAGATCCATATTATCTTTGATCAATTGGAATTCTATGGATAGTAATTCACAAATAGGCAATGGAATTGCATCCCTGATAAGTTTGACTTTATTCATACTGCTCTCCCAAAACATACTAAAGTCAATCTAGCATCATCTTTACCATCACCAAAAAAGTTCTGAGCAGAATGACACTGACTACTAGAGAAAATTAAAGCTCTATTAAATCTATTTTGAATAGAAATATTTTCAGTATATGATGAATTGTGTAAATCTCTATATTCAACATATTTTTTAATCTCTTCTGGATCCTCAGATTTAACCTGTTTTTGGAATTTAGAAAAGTATTCTTCTTTTAGTTTGCTATGTTGATTCCAATATCCATCACCAGCATAGTTTTGCATATCGAATACAGAAAAACCACTATCAACTGGTGAATCTGGATTTAGAAAAATTACAGCACCAACATTAAATTTGGTGTCATCAGTATGTATCCATCCCTTTTCATGAATTTTAGTAACCAACTGAAAAGAGATTTGTAGCTCAGAAAATCCAGTATAACCTTTAAGATATTTAATTAGATTCTTTGCAACAACTTCAAAGAGTTCTGGATTTAATTTATCAATAAAATCTGTTCTTGTGCCTGGCCAGTTTCCCCTATCACCCTTATAAAAGTCAAGGCCGAGAGCATATTGACGAACCAATGAAGGAGTTTCAAAAAATTTATCAATAATAATTGTTGGTATAGATTCCATTATTTTAAAATCCTAGAGTTGAAAGAAAAAGATATCCTACTTTCATGAGAATTGTTTGCTGTTACTGAATGTGGTAACCAAGATGGGAAAATTATCAACATTCCTTCATGTGGTGGATATTTGCATTGACTATGAGATAAAACACTGTCTCCAGTTGTCCTATGTGATTGTAATATAAAATTAGATTTTGAGTCATTATCAAATGTAATAACTCCACAATCTTCTGGGACTTTAATATAATAAACACCAGAAAGGAATGATCCTGGATGTGTATGGGTTAGATTATAATTACCATGTCCATTTATATTAAACCAAAAATTTCCCAGTTCAATACCAGAAATTTCATAATTATACTCAAAAATACACTCAGTTAGTTTGATGTTAATAATATCCAGGAAATCTTTGATTGGACTATCATTTTCATAATACAAATCATTAGATTGCCATCCACCAACATTAGTTGCATCTCTGCCATCATCAACTGAGAATAAATTTAATGCATAATCTAAAATTTTATTAGTATCATAGTCCAAATTGCAAGACCATATCGGAGTTGGAAACCAAAATTCTAATCTCATAGTACTTCTTAAACAATATTGTATGTCATAACAACTCTTTTTTCTGGACTACAACTTTCCTCAACTCTATGACGAATCCACCCAGGAAAAATTAAAACATCATTTGTCTTACATGGTAATGTTTTCCATGTTTTTTCTTCAGGAATTATTGGAGTATTTCCCCAATGGTACTCTAAAGGATCTCTAAATTGAATGTAACCAGAATTTTCTGGAAGTTGAATATAACAAACAACAATTAATAATACATTGTTGTGATAATGCTCTAAAGTTATACCACTATTTAAGTGAATATTAAACCAAGATTGTTCAATAGAAGAATGTGTTTTTGTTTTGAATTCATACTGATCCCAAACATAAGCAATTTTATGTTTGAGGAAATTATTAAAATGTTGTAGTTCTGACCAGTGATGAGGTCTATCTTTAGCATCGACTCCGACTGTTGAAATTGCGGCACCAATTTCTAAGTTTGAGGGATTGATTATTCTTTCACGCAGACCATCAATTTTAGGTAAAAGTGCTTCACAATTAAACTCATATTGAAACCTCCATATAAGTGGTTTCCATAAATGCACTTCTTCTATCATATTATTCCCCCAGTACATTCTAATGCAAATGTGTGTGACCAACTATAATTACATTTATTTGATATGAACGGAGAATGTGAAACACTAGACTCATATAAAGTTATGGTATTTTTCTTCGCAGGTGCAAGTCCAAGTTGAACAAATCCCCATTCTCCACACTCTGAATCTGAGATATTAATCCATTCGGAATATCTATCTTTTGACTCAACTAACATTCTGTATTCGTTAAATTTTTTGTGTTCTGGATCAATTTGAAAATCATAGTAATCTCCATGAATTTTTCCAGTATACTTATACAAATAAGTTCCCCTATCTCCACTATGATCACTAAACCATAAATTACCAACTATCCCAATTTTATGGTCAAAATGAGGTAAAGAATAACATTTTAGTGGTTTAATCATCTCCCTGATGAAAATATTGCCCCATTCACCAAAAGAATAATTGTTATAATATTTTCTTACATGAGAATCAAAAAATTCTTTAATAAGAAATAACATATTATTTGTTATCCAGTACGGTAAATGTATACAACAAAATTGATTTGGTTCAATTGAATTAGTATGTTTTTCAATTGGAAACTGCCCCACTAAATTTTGAAATAATTCAAATCCATTATCATGAAATGGGGAAGAAATAGTCCAATAACCAATGTCAGTATCAAAGTAGGTATATTCAAAATCAATCTCATGTATTGATTTTATTTTAATCCAATCAGAAAATGTAAAAGCATCTGGTTGGCAAAATTTAAAATTATTCAGCATCCTCCGCACTTGTGCTATTAAGTTGATTATACAATTCTAATCCCTCAATTGCACCCTCCAGTTTAATAATTTCAGTTCTAAGATTTTCTCTTTGACTAAAATCAATCTTAGTTACTCCATATGGATTGAGAACTGGATTTGACAGTTCCTCATTCATTTTTTCAAATTCTTCCATCTTTTGTCCATGTTGATACTGAAAATCAACAATTAATTCATCAATAGTCATTTTAGTGAACCTCCAATGTTTTTATAATTTATTTTTACCGTTCCTATAGGAATTAAGAACTTTTACGACTCTATTTAATCTATTCTGAATAGAGTCGTATTTTAATATGTTTGCACTATTGGCATACTGAAACGACTCTTCAAGATCATACTCTATTTGTGTTGCTTTGTCAACGATAAGATCGTAGTTCTTTGGAGATAGGTACTTCCTACTCAATGGTATATATTGAGCCAATGGTGTTCCTGCTTTGATTAAAGTTTCTCCTTCTAAAACTTTCCAAAATAATTGAACATGGACAACATGAGCAAATCTTGGATCCAAGATTCCAGTTGCAACTGTAAATCTACTCTCATTCATATAGTGAACTGGAGTCTGTAGAAAAACAACATCATCTGAAGATTTAATTCTCCATGGTGTCTCAATTTTAACTACAGTATTCAGTGTAGTATTCACATCATCTAATAGTGGAACAGTTTGTTCTTCTTCGTGACTAGCAATATATCCATTCATACCTTTGGTAAAAATATGATTGGTTTGCCATTGAAAATTAATTCCATCACCATTCGTTGTGATGATAAAATCTGCTGGAGCAACTACTACATATCCCAAACTAGAAAATGTAGTAATTGCTGGACAGTTTGATGATGATACAAGTCCAGAAAATGGACATTTTTTCTTTTTAACTTCTGGTTCTTTCCAAGTTCGGTGAAGAGAACTTGCAGGAACAACTGGAAATAAATCAACTACTGCGGGTTCTAGGGAATAAAATCTAACCCAACTCTTCTTATTGAATAAATTCATCAACACCACCATAAATGTTATTTTTCAAATACTCGTAATGTGAGGGAAGATTCTTGACATACTCAATCACATAATCACGATATTGTTCATATTTTCTCTTTGTATCATCAACAACATCCATCGAGTAACCTGCTCTCTGCATACTGGAAAGTACAACTTTCTTAGTAGCATGTGGTTTGTGACCCATTCCTGCTGCAATGTAATTAATACCTTGTAGATCTTCATTCCAGAAATGTGCGATATTAGTTTGATAATAAAAATTCTGTATTCCTCTTGGTTCACGGACATTACTATCAAAAATGTCAGGAACGTACTCATTAATTTCAGTACACCACCTCCAATATGGAGTATCAGTTCTCATGGAAAGAGCATAATGAATAGCAACAAATTGCTTCCATCCATTCATTTCATAATCACAAGCAAAATTGAAAGCATCAATATCAGGACGACCGACAAATCCATTTCTACGATTTAGAGTTTCTACCAGTTTGACAATGTTTTCATGTGTTGTTAGAAGACCTGTTGATTCTAATGGTTCTACAAATGCATAAGATAGTCCAACACCAACAACATTATTGACCCATGCTCGAGCTCTTTTACCATGTCTGATGTTGATATGGAACATTTCTGCTTCTTCAGCACGTTTTTCAAATCTTGGATCTCTTGCTAAGTGTGCACGAAACTCTTTCTCTGCAGTTTCCTTATCAACAAATCTATCGGAATAAACGTATCCTGTTCCAATCCTATTCCAAAGAGGAATGTTCCATACCCAACCATTTTCGATTGCAGTACAGTTTGTAACATTTTCCATTTCCTCTTCCCTATCCACATAGGGAATTCTACATGCCATTGCTTTATTATTTGCAAGCATGTCTGAGAATGATACAAATCTAGATCCCATCCAGTTCTCTAGAAGCAAAGATTTAAATCCAGTACAATCAATATACAAATCTGCTTCAATTGATATAGAATCTTCAGTCAGGATAGAAGTAATATTTCCTGTGGATTCATCCACTTGATATTTACATACATCTCCAATAACATGCACAACTCCATTTGGAATTGCAATATTATTTTTTAAATATTGACCAAACTTCTCTGCATCCATATGGTATGCAGTGTCATACTTAAAATTGAAATTTCTAAAAACTTGATCTTCGTTCTTAGACTGTTTATTGTATTTTGCCAGAAAAGTATTTCCAGTAGCATAAAATTCTGCAAAAGTTTCAGGAGTGTATTCTTCTGGATATAGAGAAGATAAATCTGCCCAGGTCAACAACCCAGCATACTTATCAGTATAATCAAATCCAGCAGCAAATGGATACTCAAAATGAGTACCATCATTTTCTCTAAAGTTGGTAAAACGAATGGAGTTTTTGTAGGTTGCATTACATGCTGACATCCAATCTTCATCTTTAAGATCTAGAAGATCAAGAAAACGATTGATATGTCCGAGAGTAGATTCACCTACACCAACAGTTTTTACATTTGCAGACTCAACTAAAGCAATCTGCATATTTGGACATAATTTACTGAGTGCCGCAGCAGTCATCCATCCAGAAGATCCACCACCAACAATACAAATACTTTCAATTTTCATACTATGCTCAAACCTACATTACTATTATAGTTATAAGACGATATTATGTCAAGCTGTGAATCCTTTCCATCCAGAATATCTTACCCATGCAGGAAGATCTCTATTTGAATAAATCACTGGTTTGGACGAATCTGGTTCATTATCTGCTAGTTTTTGTTGGATTTCTTCCATACTAACTTCATCATCATATGGTTTTGGAACAGTCTCTTTGATAGTATCAATATGAGAAACCCACTCTCCCTCAGAAATCTTACCACTTTTGATATCACGATACAACATATCTAATTGCTCACCAATTGATCCATATGCAATTTGTCTCTTTAGTGTAGGATCAGCAAAAGGTTGCTCCCTTTCAATCCAAACCATCGCATTTTTAGATGGACTCCACTCAAGAGACCAAAAATATGTAACATCATCGGGTGCATCTACCCAGGAACAATTAGCATCAGAACCTTCATAAATTTCATATTCTTGTCCAGGATCACAAATTTCAGAAATAATACCTTTGTAGTCTAATAATACTTTTTTCATTTTATTTGTACTCCGTGATTACTACAATTCCAGGTCTGCCGTCTGCACCACGGTGACCACTTTGCCAACCAGAAGAACCTCCTGTTCCTGGTGCAGAATGACCTTGGTGGTTGTGTGCATAGTTACCACCTCTAGGGTGTCCAGATGGTCCAGAACCACCAAAATAAGATGCTCCACCATCTCCACCACCACCATAATGTTCGTGCCCTTGTCCACCACCACCGTGGATATTTAAGGAACCACCAGAAGCACCACCAGAAGCACCACCACAATGCTGAGCCTGTTGATTTGCTCCCCATCCACCTTGAGCTGAGCAATATCCACCAAATGATGAACCAGATCCATTAGCACCTGCGTTTGCATAATATGTTCCTCCACCACCTCCACCTACTGTAACACCAACCGATGATACAGATTGGACATTTACATGAACTTCCGAATATCCACCAGCACCGCCAGATTCACCGTGACCAGATCCACCACCACCTGCAGCCTGACACTGAACACGAATATATTTAATATTTGCTGGTCTATTCCAAGTGCCGTTTCCAGTAAATACTTGCATTGATACAGGACCAGCATCAAGTGATAGAGTTCCCCAGGATGGGTTAGTTCCGTCAGTGGTTAGATACTTACCAGAGTTTCCAGATTGTGATGGAAGATATTGTTTATTAGTACCAGAGATTGTACCGTTAATTACAAGGTTGGACACTGTAAGTGTACCTTGTGCCGAAATAGTACCAGAGTTTAGGTAAAATCCTCCAGTACCTGCCAAATCTCGGATATTTGCTACCTTAAGTGTACTCATGAGTTATAAATCCAAGTAACGTTTTCCTTTATTTATTTATATTATTTCAAATCTATTTGGACGTGGCTGATGTAATATGCCTCATCACTAGCACCTTGATTTAGATCTGTTCTATGCCAAGCTTGAAATTGTGATCTGTTATGGTTATACCAATTACTGGTAACAGTGATGTATCCATTTCCAGAACGTTGTCCACCCCATGGTTGATAAGAATAATTTCTATTAAAATACTGCATTACAGATCCACCATTAGTTGTTGATAAACTATCAACATAAGCATTTTGATAGTTTTTTCTCCACTCTGCAATTTGAACTTCACTACCAGCAGAATTATTGACTCTAACATTATTATATTCGTTATCCCAAGAGTCAATCATATGAATATTGCACGTATATCTAAGTTGAGTGTGTACTGGAAGACTATTCACAGTAAGAATATAAGTTCTTCCACTACCACCCCAACCATGAACCCAACTATTTCCAAATTCTGCAAGAGATGTCATATTATATTGTTCGGAATTGTAGTTCCAATTCCCCATGAAACTTCTACAATCATTATTTTCATAATACCAATATAATCTCTCTCCACCAGATGCAGATCCAGCTGGAGAACCATTTTTAGTACTATTTGCTGCAAATTTATGTTTAAACATGTTATATCAATTACCCAAAACTTGAGTTAGATCCTTGAACAATCCAATTATCAGAAATTCTAATAAAACTAAAACTTGTAATATCGTATTTACCAGAGGTTGATGCCGTTGGTGTTGAGTTACCATTCCATCTAATAGTTTGAGCAGCTCCATTAATTTGTAATGAAGTTGGCAATCCAGCTGCAGTACCCTGGAATGTAATTATAGTAATACCAAATGCAAACATATTGTCAGTAGGAACATTAACTAAGTTTGCAGTCCAATTACCTAATGGTGGATTGGTTCCATACCAAATATTAGAACTATTAAAATTATAAACGACAGTTCCAGATGGAGAGTTTGTCATTGTGACGTATTCACGTGTCTTACCAAACTCCAATAGTGCATCTGGTAACTTTAATGTATTATATACTGCTACATTTTCAAATGTTTCAAAGAATGCCCCAGAACCAGAGAAGTCATCATTACCAATAACAACATAACTTGCACCAGATTCAATAGTTAAAGTGTAACCATTTGCAAGTGTAATTGGACCACCAGAGAAACCATTGGTAAATTCAGCCCCACCATTTGCTGTTGGTCCAATAGTAATGTTTTCACTAATAGTTGGAGCATTGGTACGAACAATTGAGTTAGTACCAACAGAAGGTCCACCAGCACCAACAACTGTCCATGCTGCTGTTGTTTTAGTTGGTCCTGTTTTAAGTCTCCAAACAATAACATTATCCAAATCAGTATCAAAAATTAATTGACCTGCGTTTGGAGATGACGGTCTATTTGCAGTTGTGAGTGCTGGTAACCTAAAATTTCCACTCAACGTCAAAGATGTCATTAATGCAACAGTTGAGGATGCAATCTGGTTTCCTATAATCTGGGTTGCCATATTTGATCCCTATTTCTTTTAACTATTTATTATTAGATAGGTAATTCACGAATCTGAATCATATCACCAGTTGCTGGAGGTGTTCCAACAAACACAACAGCATTACCAGATACATTATAGTCAACTGTTGGCATTTGCATAACACCATTCAGTAGAACAATAACAGAGAATGAAGTGTGACCAGAACTAATTGCAAAACTGGAAGTTGCACCATTACCAGAATAAGTAACACCATTATTATTATTTGCTTGACCAGTTGCCAACTTATATCTACCTGCAAGTCCATATGTTCCAGTGACACTAAGGTTACCAGTAACATTTAAGTTACCACCAACATTCAACTTATATGAAGATGATGGGGTGGCATCAATACCCCAATATGTATTAATTCCAGAACGAGTGGACTTAAATCCTGCAGTATCAGTTAGACCCCACTTATACCATGTTCCAGATCCATAAATCCATCCCATAGCAGAACCTGGAGTCCAGTCAATATTATAAATGATGTCACCTTCGTTAAATGCAGGAGCACCAACAATAATTGGAAGACCAGTAGATGTATTTTCTTTTGCTAAGAATGTCTGCTTAAGAACAGTACCATCATCGTTTGCATAAGTTAGTTTAATTGCCTGAAGATTATTGGTTGATGTAACTTTGCTTGAGAAAGTAACAGGACCAACAAATAGTGATTCTAACTGGTTAGATGCACCACCAAGAACAGTCAACTTATCAGTAAGAATCAGTTCAGAGAATGTCTGAATTGTAGTGTTCTCTTCACCAATAACATTCAACTGTGCAATATCAGAGTTAGTAATCTGTCCAGTAACTGGGTTAACTACCTGGTTACCAATGAATAGGTCACCGTTTGAGTTCAATCCAGAATAGAATGCAACACCTGCTGCCTCTCTGAGTGACTGAGATAGTTTAACCTGCTCTTGTGTTAGAACTTCTACCTGTGTTTGTGGGAATGCAGTTGAGTAGTTACCAGGACCGAAACCTAGATATTCAAAGGTATGGTTACCAGAACGTAGAATTGAGTGCCTACGAAGTTCAACCAGAATAGGTGCTGTAGATCCATCTGCGTTCACTTTAACTGGAATCTTTCTTGCCTCTGCATCACCAATTCTAGCAGTGATAACAGTACCAGAAAGTGACTGGTTTGTTGGGTTGTATCCAAGATTGTTCTCGGTTTCTGCAACATAGTGTAAAACTGCTTCTTTTGTGATGCTCAGTTTTGGATCCTTATTTGGTGTTGGGGTTGCACCGTCAGTTGAATACACCTGACCAATGATGATGTTATCTGCAACAGAAACAGCAGCAGTTGGATCTGCATTTGGATTATCACGGTCGAATGAAGGATATACTTCTGTTACTTGCTGTGAGAACTTATAGTCATTATAGTTAGATGTAGATGGAGTTACAGATGCCTCTAGTACAGTCAAGTAGTAAATACCATCAGCAACACCTCTTTCAAATGTCTGATAAGTTTCTACTTCGTAGACATAATATACCTTTTGATATGATGGAGAGTTAACCTCTGATGAACGTGGTTGCATCACGAAACCAGTGATTGGAGCACGTGGAATTGGGAATGCATCTTTATCAAGAACATATCTAAATCTATAGATTCTGTCCTTGAGAACACGAGCATCAGGAATTCTCTTAATAAATGTGGTTGGGGTAAATGCAACTGTGTTGTACTTAGTATTACCAACTAAAGTTGTATAGATGGTATTAGTTGCACCTTCAACCTGTAGATACCACTGAGAATTTGCAGAATCCCACTTAATGGGATTACCAGAACTATTTGCGGTAGTACCAGTTACTGTAGGACCATATGGTGTAATACGTGCAGATTGTGTAGTTGCTGCAGTCTGACCAGAAACAACTAATTGTACATAGATCTTATCAGGAACAGTTCCATCCTGTCTTGCACCAATATTGTATCCCTGAACCTTAGTTGGTGGTGCACCTGTTTGTGTCGTATAACCATACAAGTATAGTCTTCCAGTGTTACCAACCTGCTTAGTCTTTTGAATGTCAATTGTTGTCCAGTTGATAGAGATTTCACTTACATCAGCAAGTGACTTAGGTGGGATGATGTGAGTAATCTGTCCTGCTTTATCTTTGGTGAATGCAGCTGCCTTAAATCCTTTACAACGCAATGCCAATGAACCAAAGTTAGAGTTAGAGTTGGTGATAGACATGTCACCACCACTGTCAGCAAAGAAGTGATCACCAAATCCCACAGCAAACACCGAAACGACCTGAATGAATGCGTCATTCGATGCTTTAATGTGGCAGTGTCTCCATCCTTTCTTATACCTTGCTGTACCATCAATGTGTGCACCAGATCCAGCATCATCGTATGCACCAGTTGATGCATTATATCTTACAAATGCACGGTCATCTTTCTGTAGAGAAATACCAGTGAACTGTGCAACAACCATTGATTTGAAACCAGTTGCACGTGCACCATCAGCGTGCATTCCATTCACACCCCAAGTAGAACGGAGTGAACAGTTGAAGATATATGGTGATGCAGAGTCTACAGTATCAATCTCAACCTTAACTAGGATGTTAGATCCAATAGCATTACCAGATGGTTCTGCAGATACCTGATAGGTGAACTGGTTACCAGATGCAGATGTCAATAGGAAAGATCCATTGTAGAGAAGTGCATCAGTTTCTGTAGGACCAGTAACACCAGAAATATTAACAGCAACACCAACTGAGAATCCATGGTTTACTGGGTTTCCTAGTTCGTCAACAGTAAATGCAGTTACAGTCTGACCATTACGGATAATCTGAGAAACTCTATATTCGTCAGAGATAGGACCAACGATTCTGTTTTCCTCAACACGTGCCTGCAATTGGTCTTGTGCAACAATACCAGAAGTATCTGGAATAGATGCATAACCTTTCGAAATCTTCTGATAGTATAGATCTAGGTCTGCTTTATTAGCAAATTCAAAACAGGTTAGTTTATGGTGAGAGAAGTTAGGTGCAATTTGTGATGCATCATTTGGTTTGTAATAAACACCATTTGAGTCACCATCAAAGAATGACATCTGCCAGAAATAGCAACCACCAGTTACACGGAAGATTGCTGCAGTTGCTGGTTCATTAAGTGATGTAATTGCAAGTGCTGAACTTGTCGTTGGGTATGGAACATACTTAGGAGTAATTTTGGTTCTTCTAAGATCAGTACCAACGATCGAACAACCTCTAGGGACAATAACTCCACCATCTGTGGAGTTAAATCTATACAAGACATTCGATGGACTATTAATATCAAAATTAGTATTTGCGTCAAATGGTACAATGTCGTTATATGTTGACGTACCAGGACGATTATCAATCACATAATCTGATGGAAAGAGGTAAACGGTAAATGCATCAAATTCGTCGTTTGAAAGACCAACACGATACGAGAAACGTGCTACTTCAAGGAAAGCACGTTGTAATGTTTTAAACGGACGAAGGGATGAGTTACCTCTATTATCAAAAGCATCTGAAGCATCAAAATCATCTGGGTTAACGTAGATAATACGACCAGTTCTTGATGTAATAATATTCTTAAGTCTTGTTAATGCCATATTATTTTACCCTAGAGATTTCGGAAATAATCTTAAATTAAGGAGCTGTAGTACCTTGTGAGGTATATTCATATTGAACTGTTGTCCAATCACTTGTGACATCCTCAAAACCATTAACAACGTAACTAAGTGTATTGGCAGTAGAATAAACCATGATGCTAGATCCTGGACCAACAACAATACCACTATTCTTATCAGTTACATTTCCAGAAATTGATTTATCATATAAGATATAATCAGCAACATCCACATCAGTAATAGAACTAACAGTTGCAATAGATTTTGTTCCTGCTACTGTCAATGGAGTATCTAGGAAAGTATAATTAAATGTTCCTGTACCAGAAACAGCACCAGAATTTACAATGTCAAGTGTAACTGTTGTTCCAGAGATATTTGTAATTTTTGCACCCGTGGCAACTCCAGTTCCAGACACTGCCATACCAACTGCAAGATTTGCATTTGAACCAACAGTAATTGTGAATTGCCCAGAAGTTCCAGTAATTGAAGTTGTGTATGTTGTAAATGGAGTTGATTTATTTCCTAGAGAAACCTTCAATGTGGTTCCACTAAATTCTTGAACATAACCATAGGGTCCAGGTTGTACTGCAGAGATAGTTTGAGTGGTTGTAGTTGTAATACCACTAGTAAAGGTATCAGCAGCCGTTGGTGTTGCTGATACATCATAAACATAAATCTGAGTATAGAGAGGATCATTGTTAACGTTGAAACTAGATCCATATCCACTTTCACCAGTACTTGTTGATAGTGAATACAACACCGTTGGTGATGAAGCAGTCAAGTCAATCTGAGTATATGCTCCAGCAGATCCTGGTGTACCAGATGTAATTACACCAGTTGTATACACTGGTGTTAATGAAACTTGATCAGAAAATACAAAAGGATGAGCAGTATTTGAAGAATCAGATTGACTAAATCTATAAATTCTACCTAGATCTAGACTAAATCCTTCAGAATCCCATTCATAACTTCCATCACCATTGAAATCGTGAATAAACTCATTCGATGAATTGAAGGTAGTAGGTGTTGTGCTAATTCTTGCAGTTGTCGTTCCATTAGAAATTGTTGGATTTGTGGATGGTACAACTACAACAATTTGACCTTGCATCGTGGACTGAAACTCATTGACATAAAAATAAGTTCCAGCAGGCAATCCAGTTGTATCCCAAGTTAATGTTGCTCCTCCATTTGCACCATCACCAGTTACACCAGTCGAAACTAGATTTGCAACGTTGTACGCACCAGCAGTATTAGTAATGTGTAGTGGAGCTCCAGCTACATTATTGACAAAATTCAAAGTATCTCCAACATTAACAGTAATTGTAGGATCATTTCCTGTAGCATCACCAGAGAATACAAAATCGTTTGTTAAATTAGCAGTTAGAGTATAATTCTTTGTAGCAGCTGCTGGAGTTGGAGTGTCACCAAAGTAATGTGCATATACAGTACCATTATTTGAAATTCTAGTTACAGTTGCACCGTCAGTATGCGTAGCAGCTGTTGACGATAACTGCCCTCTAAGCACATTTACAGTTGATGTACCAGTATCAACAGTTTGCACAAGAAGAAACTCATTATCAACTTTTAAGTAGTCACCAGTGAATAATCCCGTAGCATCACTTAGTGTTAAAGCAGTATCCGTATCACTAAATACTGCACCCTCATTAATAGTTTTAGTAGTTGCAGTTAATGTAAGTGAGATTGCATTTGAAGAAGGCAAAATAGCAGCAGCAGTGGTTCCTTGCTGAGCCCTAACAATCGTTGCTGTATAGGTAGCAGCAGTCCAAGCACTTACTCTAACAATTTCATACGATGTTCCACTTGGAATTGCCAAGAACTCATTAGTTCCTGCAGCAATGTATGCGGGTGCAGACGCAAGTTTTAAAGTTGTAGCAGATGTAGAAAGAGGCTCTAATTGAATATACAAACTAGCACTAGTGGAATTCATACCCAAAACGGTAGCAGTTAAACCATTGGTAGAATCAGTAATTGTATTACCTACCACAAAAGTTGCTAGAGCAGGGTTAATGTCTGTATAATTTACTGTACCAACTCTAGCAACTTTAGTATTTACATTAATAGTAGATGTATCTTTATAGATATCAAGAATTTTTAAGGACCACTTAGTATTGCTGTCGGTGTATGTATCTCCAGGTGCAAATGAAGAGATAGAAATTCCTGGAGAAATCGTCATTCTATAAGTAGAAATTGGATTACCTCTGTTGAAGGTATGTGAACTTCCACTGGTTGTAATAATTTGTGTATAATTTCTCAAAGCAACACGATAAGAAGTTGCTGAGGAACTCTGGTTACAAACATTTAATACTACAGATGCTGCATATCCCACTGGACATGAATACAACGTAGTATTAGTGGTTGCTGCTGGTTTTGATGATGCTAGTCTTCCTGCTGCCATTTTTTAATTACCATCCTGCCTGAAAATAAGTTTGTAATCTTAATCTACCACCAAAGGAATCGGCACCAAGGGCACCACCGAATGAAATTCCCTGCAATGATCCTGCGTTATTAGTAGAAAGTAATGTAGCATCTGCATCTGGAAATTGAATATTACGAATAGATGTCAAGTTACTCGTATCAATTACAACTTGTCTAGAAGCAGGTGCCGTTGGACTAGCAATTGTCAAACCAACTGCTGTTTTATTATATAGGTTTTGTCTTGCTCTCTCCCAAACAAAATAGTTAACTTCTGTTGTTTGAGTGTTTAGGTTTGTTGACGGAAATCCAACAATAGCATTCTGTAGTGGCAGATAGTTCGAAAGATCAAAAGTAACTCTTTTACTTAGAGTTGTAGTGTCAGCAAAAACTGCACCTCTATAAATTTTGTTAGTTAAAACTTGGTTTGAATCCTCACCAACAAATACAATGTTTTGATCTGGAAATACAGCAACTCTATTTGCTGTAATGTTAGCACTATCTAATGCAACATATGGTGTTGGGTTTTGGGGATCATTAGATGGTGTATCACTAATCAAAGGATTTACATAAAATTTATTTGAAACATATTGTACAGTTCTATCATCAACTAAGACTGCTTCAATTACACTCACACCTAGGTCAGGTAATTTATAAGTTTTGGTGCCAACAGAATCCCAACTATCAACTTCAAATTTTGCAATTTTACTTGCATTTAATGATCCAGTAAGTTGTAAGTTAGCATCTACAATTACAATTGATTTGTTTGTAAGTGTCTGTGCTGTATCAGTACCAAGTAATGTAGTACCTGTTTGAGATCCAACCGAAGGTAAGTTAAAAGTCTTAATACCACCACCAGTAGAGATACCAGAAATCTGAAACTGTGCTCTCTTATTCTGATCTGTATCGTCTACAAGATAGAAGTTTGCATCAGTAAATCTAGAAACACCATTTACTGTAAAAAATCCAGCACCTTGTGGTTGGTACTGGACATTAACGTTAGTTGCTACAGAATCACCAGCTGCAATAATAACTGTAGTTGAACCATCACTGTTGCTATTCTTTCTGTGATAAAGAGAAGCAGTTCCAAATGAAACTCCAAGTTCATTATACGAATTTTGATACAATCCCGTATCACGGTCTAAGTCAAAAGCAAGTCCTGGTGCTGTTTTTGATCCTGCAGCAACTCCACGAAAGAGTTGACTGACTTTTGACTTTCTGTTTGGAAGTAATGGATCGGAAACAACGACAGGAAGAATTGCTTCTCCAGTGAGAGCCGCATCAGAGATTGTAGCAAGTTGTGATATTCTTTTAACTGCCACTTAGTATTACCTTCCTTTCATACAGTTTTATTTATACAAGTTGTAGAACATTAAAGCCCAAGGTCGGACTTGAACCGACGACCTACGGTTTACAAAACCGTTGCTCTATCCAGCTGAGCTACTCAGGCATTTACACATTATATATGTGCAATAGGAGTGGTGGGATTCGAACCCACCCTTGAACGATTTTAAGTCGTTTGCCTCTTCCGCTGGGCTACACTCCCATAGGTAGGACTGCAGAGAATTGAACTCTGTTCACACCGTTATAAGCAGTGGGCTTTAACCAATAAGCAACAGTCCCAAGAGATTATTACATCTCTTTTTGTATGTCCGCAAGAGTTTCATGGACATAGTTACGGATCTCAGTCTCAGGCACAAGATCCATAGCAGGTGGAACACCAGTCAAAGGAATAGGTTCAACATCTGGAATCATAGGATTATTAATACTTGTTAACATAATTGAACGAGCACCCTCTTTTACGATCTTAAAGGTGTGACCTCGTTGTACCAATTCTAGCAGAAAACCCAGGTTACCCGCAAGCTCTTCAGGAGTAATAGTGGTCATCATCATAGTTCGTAAGTCCTCATCTCAGGGGGAAGTGTGTCTTGACAGAATTTTACCATATTCTCGAACTGTTGGCAACCCCTTTCGTCCCAAGAACATTTTTCAATCTTAACTTCACCATCATCACCATGTAGTTCAATGGTTCGTTCTTTGATATTTATCACGACATGGTGAAGGGTAGAATTGGAATTAGGCTCCATGGGTCTTGACCTCGGGTACAAGGTTATTGTAGCAGGGTGCTGGGGGGCTGTCAAGGGGTCAGTTCAGGAAGATTGGCAAACCGTAAAATTGAGCAGGACCAACCAAACATCCTGCAGCAAAGATACCAATAGCATTGTGGTAGATTGAAGCACCACCACCAGAGTTGTTAGCATCACAGATGAGACCAGAACCACCCTGAACGAATCTTCCTGCTGCTGCTGTTGCTCCCTGGCATAGATCAATGCTTGAGGCATTCACAGCACCAGTAGCAAGACGAATGAATCCTGTTGGTTGCTTGACACCTAGTGTCACATCAAACTTAACAGGTGGAACACCAGGGATACCAATTAGTTTCTCCTGTACGATGGTCATATCAGCACCCTGCATATAGGTGAGTCTTCCAGTAACTGGTGCTAATGGGTTGAATAGTGCTATAATAGTGGTCTGCAGACTGTTCACTAGGGTTGTCTCACAACCACACTCATTAAGAATCTCACCATCAGCACTATTATTAATAGTAACTGCTTCGTTCTTGATGGTTGCTGCTTTCAATCCAATCGTAGAAATTGCAGTCAGTTTAATATTTGGTGCCTGTAGAGTAATGTCACCCTGTTGGTTAATATTCTTATCACTTGCTTCTGTAGTAACTAACTTAGGTTGCTTGGTATCACCCTTGGCAACATCCATACCAGCAGAGATATGCTTATTGACTGTTCCACCAACCTCAAGATTAAAGTTACCCATAACCTTCAGAGTTAGATCACCTTCAATTGTTAGAATCTTATGTCCTTTGGTTGTCTCACAAGAGTCCTTACCAATGATCTTAGTTTCATTGTTTGGAACTGCATGGTGAATATTACCTTTAGTGTCTTCAAATTTACTAACACCACCTGGACCTTGTTCGACTCTCTTTTCTTTTCCTGGAGTTGCATCATTTAGAATGTAAGCACCATTCAAATAAGAAGTGATGTTCATCAAATTGGGGTCCATCCCAACATAGTAATTATCAAAATAATTTGATACTACTGACCCAGGGCTTTTTGTATATTGTGATTTAGTTGCTGGAAGTTTATAATCATTCTTTAGTGCATCAGAAATATCATCACATTCTGTAGATCCTAGAAGTGGTAACCAGAACTTCGGTTTAGCACTCTTTGCTTCTCTACCACAATCCTTCTTCATCAAAAGACCGAGAAGCATTTTGATAATTGAAACAATGCTTGTCCAATTTAATTTAGTGAAGTCAACTCTAAAAATATCTTTGAATGAAGATGCAACTTTTGCTACACCTTTAACTGTATTGATTACACTCACTAGAGTTTGTCCAGTCTGAATTGCTTGATTCAATCCAGTCTGAATCTGACCGATTACTTTATTAACAGTCTCTTCTGCTTTCTGTGCTAGAGCAATTGCTGGTGATGCAACTTTATTGAAAGTATTATTGACAACACTATTAATAAATCCATTCAAATTGCCCAAAGCACCTCGTATATATCCAATAATATAAGCACCTTCGAAATTACAGAACAAACTGAGAATAAATTCAATTAATTCAAGAATAGCAACAGTTGCACCAATAGGAATGAAAGTGGAGATTAAGGAAACAATCTTATCAATAATTGTTTGAATAATTTTGGCAATGATTTCTTTCAACCAGGACATGATACCAGTGATTGCTCTACTGATGAATGCCCTGACGTTATCAATTAAGTGATTAAGTTTAACAATTTTACCAGTAACAATAGAAATGAATTCACCGTTTTCGTTTTGAATTACTGAAGAAAATGCTTGTCCAATATCAACTAGCATTCTCTTAAGATCTGCCTCCATTCCAGCACCAGCTGGACCCATGATGCCATCAGCTACTGGATTAATTTCACTTGGTGGTTTTGTTGGGTTAGTCTGAGTTTGCCCTGGAGCAACAGTAGCAATAACAGATGGAACTCCTCTTGATGGTCCTGGACCAGTTTCTCCACCAGGTGAATTTGCTGTTGATGGAGTAGTTTGTGGATTACCAATATCCTTCGATGTTCTATCAGTAATGCCAGTTGCAGCAGAGTTCTCTGGATAGTTTAATTTATTCTCTGGATCTGCAACTACAGTACCTGGAACTGTTTTGTATCCTTTGATGTTTCCAAGTACAATTGGAATTTGTGCTTCCTCACCATCAGCAAAGAATCCAATAACAATAGCACCTACTTGTAACTGTACTCTGGTGCCACTATTATGAATACCTTCCTGGTCATTTGGCAGCATGATGTATGCCCAAGGCAAATCATCAGTTGGAATATCTTTGAGATAACCAGCTTCCTTTCTAATACCAGATGTTCCGTCCTTTGGGTCAATACCTTGGTGACCCGTATACCATCCGATAACTCTTACTTTACATCTATGCTCACCTAGATCAACTTTCTCAACTTCCCCTAACCACCAGAAAAATCCATCTCTGCCAGCATAGTCAACTTTTCCTGGAACATTAAGAATTGACATTATGAATTTATTACTACTACGTCAAAATATTTATACAAAAAAAGGGAGGTCTCCCTCCCGATAATCAAACTCTACTGTAACAAATACTTGCTACACCTTGACTTGGTGAAGCAATAGTAGAAAACGCACCATAGGATAGATCTAGATCCCTACCACCTACATAAGGACCACGATCATTCACACGCACAATCACGGATTTGCCATTTCGTTGATTCGTCACTCTCAACCGTGTACCAAATGGCAACCACTTATGTGCTACCGATTTCCCATAGGCATTATATCGTTCTCCGTTAGCAGTTGTCTGCCCATGATATCCATCACCGATTCCATAATGTGATGCGAGGGAACATCCGCTCGCTGCTTTTGCTGTTACGGGTGCCAGTCCGACAAGACCAAAAGCAATAATTGAAACTGTTTTAAGAAGCATTAATTTTGATTGAACTCTACATCCCAATAGAAGGGGGGTCCACCACCCCTCTCGGGGGGCACCTTCCTGGGCTCTACTGATAGTAGTCACTTTCTCATAAAAAAATTTGCTACTATCAATGGGCAATACTGGATTCGAACCAGTGACCTTCTCCGTGTAAAGGAGGCACTCTACCGCTGAGTTAATTGCCCAGATTTGAAAGTATTGTAGCAAATTTTGGTTTGGGTGTCAATCCCTATAGATCAAATACCTTGCACTCCTTTGCGTCTGGATTCTCATCGCAGAAAAGTTCTAGAGGAGATGGATCATGATCATCGTTTGGATGCCTATCCTTATATGCTTTTAGTGATTGCAATTCATCTTCAACATGTCTTCTCTGTTGAGATGAAGTTAATGGATCTTCTAAAATGTTTTGATCCTTTTGAATATGATCGTTTATGTTTTTCATTTCTTGATGCCTCAATAGTCTTTAACACTATCCCTACCGATATCTATATTGGTAGTAACACCCTCTGGTCTCCACACATGTACAACTCCTAAAACTAAATAATAACCACTGTATGTTGATTCTTTTGGTAGGGATTTACCAGACTCATTCGCAGCAGGCAATTCAACTTCAATTACATCACCAACAGTAACACCGACATTCCCAGGTACTACTATATTTAGCTTAATTAAATTGATTGCCTGATACCTCATCAGAGAATATAATGCAGATTCTAAAATCTGCTGTGGTTGTATAGCAGCACCACCTTTATTATTTGTACCTTGGGTGAGAGGTGATATTGAAGTTGTTGGATTTTTTGCTGCCTGATTTGCAGTCTGTTGATTGGGTGTTACAGATGCTTGACTAGTATCAGCAAAACCAGATCCAGCAATATACTTTAGTCTTTTGCGATGTCCTTTACCTGGCAGTAGAGATTTTGAAGAAACTGCAAATGGATTATTCTTATCAATGTGAGAAAACTCTTTCCAATATGAGTCTGCAGATCTAGAAGCAATAAAATAATTACCACCACCTGGTCCAATTGGTGTTGCAGTTGATGATGAAGACGTTGCAGATGCTTTTGGAAGTGCAGAATCATTAAATGAATGCAAATCAATTCCAATAATTGAGTTTCCTAAAACACCAGTTCTTAGGTTGTTAATTACATCATACTTGTCTGGATAGGTAACTCTCTGAATATTATAATAGTTGTTACCTGGAGATCCAACATTCTTTTGAGCATAGACAAATTTCTTCATCTGTGCCTTTGATCTATCACCTGTCAAAAGACCCTTCACAACATTTCCACTAGGAACCATGTTTTGTGATTTTTCGATCAGTGAATCAATCGACTCAAAGTGTATCCCATCTCTGTTCTCAAAGAACATGAATGAACTTTGAATCTTCTCTCTACCAACTCTAACTGACTTATCGGTTAGATAAGAAATCACATCAAATGGTCTCCAGCTAGGGGAAATGAATGGGAAAGAAGATTGTGTATTTTCTACAATAACTTTTTTCCTTGTTTGAAGATTATCAGTTAATACTTTTCTTACAGTATCTGAAGCAGTACCCTTAAAAGTTTTGAATACTCTGTTGGTTTCATTCCTAATTGCCTCCTCACTTACAGTATGTAAGACATACATCTGCATTCTTTCATTCTTGACATTGGAACCAATCTTATAAATCTTTTGCTTCAACTTATAAGATACTGTTGTGTCAGAATCAGTTGCCAACTCTAATTCAATCGTCTCATTTCCATAAATGCTACTAATGAAATCCGTAGCATCAGCAATTAGAAATTCTGCACGAACTGCTGGTGAATCAATACTTTCAAATATAGTAAATTCACTGACAATACCTTTGATATTGTACTGCTTATTATCAGCCAAAGTAATATCAATAGATGCTAATTTATAACCGTGTGACTGTAACATATTAGACTACAATATTTTGGGGTGCATAATTTGCTTGAGAAACAACACCAAATTGAGACCTTAAGAATGGATTAATATCAGAAGAAGGTCTTTCACCAGTACTATTTAATGGAATTGCCCCTGCTGCTTGTGGTTTTGCATTAGCAACATTAGCAGCAGTTGCAGTCGCAGTTGCTGATAGTTTATTTGCAGCTGCTTGAGTTGCATCCATTTGTGCTCTCTCCTGAGCACTCTTGGTGTCCTGAGATTGCTTATCTAATTGGTCTCCAGTTTTAGGACCAAATGCTTCCTGCCATTTCTTAAGTGCTTCATCTAAAGTTGTTTGTGCCGATGCAAATGGATCAGATTCTGTTTTTGATGATAATGCATCACCAGATGCAGGACCACCTGAAGCAACTTCAACATTCTTAAGATCAGCAGGTGCAGATCCACCCTTTGCTCCTGGTAACAATGAACCAGCCTTTTTAGAAATAGCAAATTCCTTTGCTGCTTTAGATGCTAGAGCAGATGCTTCACTATGGGAGAGTCCCTTTTTCTTCCAATCATTATAATGTGTCTGATATGCTTGATTATACCAGTATCCAAGATCTGCCTGAGGATCTACTTTAATCTTGACTTGACTTGACTTGATCGCAGGTACAGAATGTGATTTAAACCAATCAATTGCATCTGTAGAATTAACTACCTTTTTCCATTCTGGTGATCCTGGTTGTACTCCGACTAGATCATTTGATAGGAATCCACCAGTATACTTGTTGAGTTGTTTGATATTTACTTGTGCATCTTCACCAACAGTATATCCAAAAACATATGATTTATCTAGAGAACGAATCTTAACTCTATCACTAGATTTAATTCCTTCTCTATATTTTGCTGGATCAAACTCCCCACCAGTTGCAAATTGTGGAACAACACCACCGATAGATCTAGGTAATGCATATCCACCAGCACGTGCCTGACTCATTCTCAATGAAGTCAAACTAGGTGTTCTGACAGTTGCTGGTGTATTAAATGGGATGACAAAAGCAGATCCTGCACCACCACCAGCAGCACGACCTTTAAATCCTACCCATTCTCTACCGTGACCAATAAATGCAGTTGATCTTCCACCATCCAATGATACTGGATAACCAGACATAGGACCGTTAATCCAACCACCTGCAGCTGCTTGGGGAATTACACCACCAATAGATGCTTGTGGAGTGGTATGACCACCCATCTTCATAACAGCATCAAGAATCTTAGATAATAATCCATTAACACTATCACCTCTAGAAGCATCAAAAAGATCAGATAATGCATCAGAAGCAGTATTGGCAAATCCAACTACAGCTTGTCCTGCATTCTTAATTCCTTTCAGTGCAAATCCAGCAACCTTCTTAAAGACTGAATTAGGAACACCAAACATAGATGCAATAGGTGCCAATACTGATCCTAAGAGCATTTGCATTGGTCCTGGTAGGAAAGCACCAAAGACACTACCGACCATACTCATAGCAGAAATTAATCCAATACCAACTGCTTTGAATGGTAATAGGATTGCATTTGAAAGTGCTTGCTGTAACTGTTGGGTGATTGGATTTGCCATGACAGTATTTCCAATCATTCCACCTGTTGCCATCTTAGGCACAACAACTGGACCACCTATTGCTCTTTTTGTAGTATCACTTCTTCCCTTATCTGCAGAACCTTTTGGTACGAATAATCTAATTAAACTTGTTATGCCCTTCATCAACATGATCAAAGGCATGAATGCAACAAAGAGAGATCCCTTTGCAATCCAAGATAGAGTTTCCTTGTGTGGTTCAAGTAAATTGACAACAGATTGAATTAGATCACCAATTGCACTGAAGAATTCTTTACCAATATTCATTACAAAATCAAATACTGGTTTCAGAATCTGACCAATCAATCCGAAGAATTTACCGATGGCATCCGTAACTGGCTTGAGTGCTTTGCCCACAGGACCACCCACAAGACCCCCTAGGAGACCTCCAGCAGCTGCTCCAACCTTTCCACCAGCCTCACCACCCAACGCAGTGCCGAGCATCTCCCCACCGATGGTGCCTGCTGCAGCACCGAGACCCGTGCCGATTGCTTCCTCCTTAGTGCCACCCAGCAGGGCAGAACCCATCCCAGCACCGACTCCCACGGCACCTGCCATGGCATATTTGCCTGCTCTGGTGGAGGCAAGTTTCTTTATGGCACCATATACACCAACACCTTTCTTCAGGTTAATGATGCCCTTAGCAACAAAGGATAGAACCGAAACAAAATCTTTTGCTAGGGAAGCTGGATTCATCATCCACTTCATTCCCTTCATTAATATAGCAGCACCTACAATAAATTGTACTGCACCAAATAATCCCTTGAATGATATTGGATTCTCAATTAATTTTGCAAGTCCCTCTAAAGCACTACTTACACCAAAAGATAATAGTCTCTGGAAAACCTTAAAGATACCAACAATACCTTTAATGATGTTAGCAACCTTATCAGTATTTCCTGGTTTACTAATCCAATCAAGTACAGCAGTTACTACAAATGCCTTGAAAATACCACCAAGTAATGTTGCCAATCCTTGAAAGAATCCTCCTGCTGCTGCAGTTGCAAATTTAGTGAACTTAACTAAGAATTTACCACCTGCTTCAGATTTCTTTTCGGATTCTGCATCCCTCTGTCTTTGTGCTTCTTTTCTCTTTCTGTCTTCCTTATCTTTGTCAGTTTTTGCTTTTACTTTTCTGAGTCTTTCTTGCCTACGAATTAGTTCACTCTGCTGTCTAATTTCAGTAGCAATTGTTCTTTGAGTTTGCTTAGCAATAGACTCCGTAATAATAGCAACACTATTAACAGTTGCACCAAGACTATTCATTGCCTTGATGATTCCAGTCATTGATGCACCACCACCAGTAATGGTGCTACCACCAACTTTAATAGTAGCACCACCAGTTACCTTTGGTACAGAAACCATCTTATAAAGTTTAGGTTTTGCTGGTCTATCTGTGGGTGTTGCCATTTAGATTCCCCTTTCCGTAAGTATTTATTAGTTAACTGTTGCCTTTGGAAGTGCTGTACTCTTAACAAATGTAGGTAGTGGTTGTGGTGATCCTACCTGTGCAACTAATGGAACTGGAACAACAGCAGCCACACCTGGTTTAGTTGCTTCTCTAGATACATGTTGTTCAGAACCTCTCTGAACTGTAGATGAAGTTGATGTTGACACTGGAGCTGCACTTACAGAAGGTGATGCCTTTGGTGATAGAGAATTGGACGTACTTGCAGTAGATCCACCAAATGCTTCTGCCCACAATTTCAGTGCTTTATCTAAATCTTGTTGTGCACCAATAAATGGATCAGATACTCCCCCACCACCCTCTAATAGTGATTTACCACCAGTTCCACCACCAGCAATATCGGAAGGGACAAAATCTGCAGATCCAGTTACCTTTGATGTAAGTTTGATTTTATTACCACCAACATCAACAGCAGCTCCCACAGACTTCCAAAATGCTAATGGATTTCTGGTTCCACTGAATCCATATTTTTCTGCATATGAACTCATTGGACGAACTTCAATGTGAGCAACTCCAGTGTCCGTCTCACCTCTACCTACAATTTGACCTGGTTGTAGAGTATCACCTTTCTTGACACTGAAACTACTTAGTTCTGCAATTCTTTCTACAACTTTTAATTTATCATTCCAGATATCAATATATTTGCCATAACCACCACTTTGGTGATATACACCAACAACAACTCCACCACCAAATGTTTGTACTGCTTCATTACCAGAAATATCTAAATCCTGTCCAGCATGTTGTCTACGACCACCATCTCTAGAAGCACCATATGCCTGTGCTGGTATTAAATTGTAATTATAAACACCACCAGCAGCAAATTTTCTTTTTAGTTCTGTACCTTCAATGTCCTGTATCATATATGCTTTCTTCAGTTGCTGCCCAGTTTTACCTCTGCTTCCATAATAATCCATCAAATTATCATACTTGTAAACACCACCAACTGCATACTTATCACGAATCCAGTTTCCACCATCTGGTCTTCTTCTATCAACAGCAGTAACTTTGTACCCCATAAAATATTGAGCACCACCAACAAATTTCTTAGCAGATTGTGATAGTGGACCATTCATTTCAAAGTCAGCAAGAACTTTTGCAGCAACACTGGGATTGCCTGCTTGGAATCTCTTTGTTAATTGCTGTATTCCATCTGGTTTAGCAGCAAGTTCAAACAGTTCCTTCTTAGTTAACTTCAATGACCCATACTTAGATGCTGCAGCACCATCAGCACTGGAACCATATAATGCCGCAGAATATGGGGAGAACTGCTCTCTTGCCGTAATAACTGCTGGAATACCACCAGATTGTTTTGCTGCTCTGTTTAAAATTACCTGATAAACATCAGCAACATGTTGAGGTGCACTAGCTTCCAAAGTTGCTAGGTGTGCTGCTGCCCTCTTATCTGCAGAAGATGCCTGAATTGCTTTTAAATCTGCTGCAGTTAATGCGGCATCTGTACCTGGAACAGCAGGATTGTTGGTAGTTCCACCACCTCCACCAAAACGTGCAGACACAAAAGCATTATAAATGTCAGCAAGTAATCCTCTGGTGGTTTTTTGATTTATTGGACTAAATTTATCTGGTTGTGCCGTAAGAATATTTACAGATCCTTCACCAATTAATTTTCTCGCAGCACTGTTATCTGATGATGGAGCACTTTGACTTCCAACGTTTAGGTCTGCAGAAGGTTTATTGATCTGAGATTGCATTCTGTCACCAGAAATTGCAACCTTACTCACACCAAATAAATTACCATAAAAACTAACTTGAGGTGCAATTGCAGACTTGACAATATTACCAACAATACCAAGTCTGTCCAGTGTAGAAGAAGTAGTTGCAATGATAGCAGATCCAGCATACTTCAATCCCATCACTTCTGGACTATCTGTTTCCAGAACACCACCTGCTGCCATTATTGGAACAGGACCACCAATTGCTTTCTTATTTTGTCTATCAAAATCAAATACGTTAAAGGTCAAACTATCAGCAAGTCCCTTAGCACCAGTAGCTAAAACATCTCTTACTGCACCACCAATATTATCTTTATTTTTCCAAATCCAAACCAATCCATCAACTGCCTTTTTGATTAATGAACTTTCCCAAGCAAATTTGAGCACATCCATTCCAACTTTAGCAATATACCCTGAAAGTTGGAATAGAGCACCGAGACCATCAAATAATGCAGAGAACATCTCTCCTGCTTCACCAGCAATAAACCCAACAGCAGGAGAAATAATATCAAATCCAAGTTTAAATGCATTACCAATTGGTTTGATAATTGGTTCAATCATTGGACCCAATTTGGTCCCAACCCATTCACCTAAGAATGATCCTAAAGCAGAACCAATGATTCCTCCAATACCAGGAAGAAGCATATTACCAAGAGCAAAACCAGCAATGCCACCTGCAGCCTGTCCAACTCCAGCACCAACTGCTGCACCACCTTCACCAGACATTAAACCAGTAGCTGCTCTAGTTACACCACCTACAACTGAGAAAATAGCATTACCCTTTGTTGGATTGGCTGCCATCCAATTCCCAGCCATTTTAAATTGACCACGAATTCCTCTAGTTCCACGTTTAAATGCAATTCTACCACGTTGAGCATTTCGTGCTAGGAATCCTTTCTTACGTCCACCATATTGTGCACGATACCTATCACCTAGGTAATCTTGACCACCACTGTATGCCCATCCCTTACCTTGCCTTTTGGCAACCTTTTCATCATGCTTTCGTGCTTTTGCTTTTGCTTTCTCAAAATCTTCCTTAGAGATTACATTACCATTCTTATCAACATACCCAGCAATGTCTTTATTCATTGCGGCACCTTGTGCCTCACCAGTAATCTTACCCCATTCGGTGAACAGACTGGTTACCCACTTAACATCACCAATGAGTTTCCAAGGCATGAAGATATACTGTGCTGCCTTAACTAAAGCAACACCACTGACTAATTGTAATGCACCAACAAATCCCTGCAGTACACCAGCAACATTTCCATGCTTAATTCTATCAAAACCACCAAATAGATTTGATAGTCCATCTAATAATGTACCTACACCAAATCCAACAAGTTTTCGAACAAAACTAACAATGGTTATTACATTACCTATTGTTTTTGCTAACTTTCCAGTATCCTGCCCTGTGATCCAATTGAGAATTGGCATGAGAACAAACATTCTCATGATTGGTTCCAACACACCATTGAAGACCTTGAAGAACTTCTCAAGTGGTGATAATGCTTTTTTGATTATATCTGCCTTCTTATCAATTACCTTTTCAGGATCCTTAACTGCTTTCTCACTAGCATCTTCTGCTTTTTGATCTAAGAAACGTCTCCACCAACGTTTCTGTTTCTGCTCAGATAGTTTTTCATCTCTTGCATCTGCTGCACTTAACCTATCTTCTAACTTGATTCGTTTTGCCTGCGATTGAATCAAGAATTCATTTCTAAATTTAAATAACTTATCTACCGTTTCTAAATTTTTACCGAGGGATTCTACTGCCCCTCCCATTCTATTGATACCTTTTATAGTTGCTGCATAAGACGCAGCAATCCCACTACTAGCTTTAGTAGTGGGATTTACCTTTACGAATGACCTAACTTTAATCTGTGCCATTAGAGACTAACTTTACCTTGTGCTTGTGCAGATCTCTGACGTTGTTCTTCTTCTTTTAACCATTTCATAAGCATTCTAACGTAGATATCCCTTTCCCAAGGTATCATATCCTCCAATTCAGTCAGACTATATTTGTGGTGCTGCATGAGTGCGAAATTAGTCTTGTAATAGTTTCCAAGATTATCATGCAACAGTGCTATGCGAAAAAAGATGCTAATCCCTCAAGCACAACTTCAGATACAACTCCAGTATTTGGATTCTTCACATTAATAACTTTCTTGAGTTTTGGCATGGTTTCAAAGAAAGATTGAATTAGTTGGAATTGTTCATTATTCATGCCCTCCAAGAAATCCAAGATTTCCTTCTTTGGTGTTCCCTTTGCTTCCCAAACTTCATCTCCAGAGAAAATTTGCTCAATGCTACCTGCAGCAAGTTCAAACATGTTATCCATTGATGGAGTATCTTCTGTAGAAAGATTTAGTTTGACGAAGGTATCTAGAGAAGGATACTTCATCATCACACCCACAGAATCATCTAGCATGATTTTTCTACTATGATTATCATCCATCTCAAGTTCAATTTCATCTAGATTGATCTTAACTTCGACTTGAGTTTCACCATCATCTGGGCAGGTAACCATAAAATTACTACCCTCACCCACAGACTTAGCACGAATTTTCAGGAAGAGATATTCAATTTCAAAAGTTGCAAGTTCCTCAACCTTTCTTTTTACATTCGTACAATTTTTAATAATAGTTTTTACTGCATTGACCATTTCCTTTTCATCTTGAGATTCCATTGCCATGAATAGAATCTTCTCTTCACGAACGAGAAATGGTCTATATTTTACTTTCTCCTTTGTTGTAGGGAGTTCCAACTCATACTCAGGAACAGATAATTTAGGTAAAGGCATAATTACTCAACTACTAATTCATATTTTTATTTATCACTCATACTCAACACTTCCAAATACATCACCTCTACTTCTAACTGTAGAAATGTAGTCAGATAGTGCATTGTTTGAGTTATCAATATATGTTGTACCACCTGCTAATCCACTAGAAGCATTTCCAGCATTATCAAATCTATATCTATCATAATAAAAAGAAACATCACACTTCAGTAGAGTTGTTTCTGCATTATTAAATGTCATGGTACTAATATTGAATGGGAATGCATTCTGAACAATCCAATTACCAGTACATGTTCTCAGTCTCTTCTGACCTATGACTTTACCTTCAGTATTCTTTTGTTGCACTACGATATTAGATCCTGCTTCCCACTTAGATATTCTCAATTGTGCTGTATAATCTTCGTGAGGTAGAACGAAATTAGAAGAGTCTGACTGAGTGAAATTCATCCATCTCTCAAACCACAGACGAATAGATAAATCCTTTGTCAATAGAAAACTGATCGTAATTTCACTGAAGGTTGTTCCAGTTGTATACCTATACATTGCACCGAAGGTTCTTCCTTCACCAGTCGTCAACTGTCTGCTTGGAACCGTAACCTCATCAGCAAGTAGATTTATTCTATCATCCCACTCTCTTTGAGTGATTGTTCCCAGATACTTTTGTTGAGCAACTTTTGGTTTCGATATACTAACCCCATACAAATTACTGGTGGCAGGATTCCATGTTGCCTCCCCAGTAATTCTCTGTCTAAAATTTTCAAAATTGTTAAAACTCATGAGTCGTTCCAAACCTTTGATGATGGAATTTTCACTGTTCTCCCATCAACAAATTTAACAAATTCTTCTACTGGAATGAGACCAATATCAGCCCATTCTACTTCATCAATAACAAATAAGGGGGAATTAGCATTTATCTTTAAGTATTTATGATGCATCTTAAGTGGATATGACATTCCACCATTTTTAAATGATTTGCCAATAGAAGTTCTTAGTGTCGGTTCCATATAATGAAGATTTCCACCAGCAAAGTAATCTTCTCCGATCTCAGATACCATAACTAAGGGATACTTATCAAAATATGGTACTTTTAAAGTAGTTGCAAAGTATGAGAAAAAGAGCATCTGCCCTGGTTTTGGTTTTTGAGTATAATGTCCACTAACTTTGCCAAATAACCAGTCACGATACCAAGTATTTGTTTTACCAAAACCCTTCATTTCTTTTTTGATCTCTTGATATAGTGTCATACCTTTAATTCTACTTCAGTAATTACTTTAAATTCATATCTTCTGTCAGCACACCATTCTCTTGCTGCTTTCCATTTTGCTTGATTTTTAGTATACTCAAATACCTCATTCAAATATTGCTTTGTCTTCCTTTTTGGTGGTTTTGGTTCTCTAGTCTGCCTAAGTGGTTTAATCTCTACGATATAAATTTTGGTTTCATTTTCAGTTCTTACTTTCACATAAAAGTCTGGAAAATATCTGTGAACTTTACCATCTAGAGGTGATCTATAGGGAATAATAATTTCTTCTGAAGCCCACTCAACAATGTGAGCACTCAGATCACAGTAAATCATGAACTTTCGTTCCCATAAACTCCTATAAATAATATTATTGTAATCTCCCCTGTACTTTTTGGGATTTGATGGTAAATATCTTCCTCGGTAGGACATAATGGCAGATTCAGGTCAAGTATATGTGTATCCAAGTCCTGCGGATCTTCGTTTTAAAGATGATCCGCAGAGGAACTTTATTGAGGGAACAGCAGAACTAAGTGACGAGCCAAGAGATTATTTAAAAATTCAAATCATAAACTCAGAGAGCAATTCATATTCAAATTACGTAAATAGGGGAAACAACTCTACAGGAGCAACTTTAAATTCTGTATTGGCAGGAACAACTAATGTTATTGGCAGAGGTGACACCATTTATTTATACATGCCTCAGCAACTGTCAGAAACATTCCAGCAAGGATATAATACTGAAAGTATTGGAATGTTGGGTGCTGGCATCCTTAATATGATGAGTGGTAGAAGTGATATGGGTTCCATGGCATCAGAATTAAAAGATGCTGCAAAAGGTTTAAAACCAGAAGTTGCAATCAACGCAATGTCTGGTGCTATTGGTGGTATTAACCAATTAATTGGAACAGAAAGTTCACTCTCAACTAAAGGAGTAACTCAACTAACCAAAGGTGCTATCCTCAATCCATACAAAGAATTAATCTACCAAGGAACTGAATTCAGATCTCACCAGTTTTCTTTTAAATTAATTGCTAGATCATTCAAAGATGCAGAAACTATTAACAACATCATTGCATCTTTGAGATATGCAATGCACCCTGGAATTGCAGGAGTTGGTGCTGATGAGCAATTTGAAGGAAATCTAACTGACAAATTCAAGAACGGTGACGTGAATGTAAGTTCTGAACGTTGGTTGACTCTTCCAGACTTTTTCAAATTAGAATTAGTTAGAGTTATTGGTTCTGGAGATAGTTCAAGTGTAGATGATCGTTATACATTAAATAAATTAATTCAACTACCAACATTTTGTGTCTTAGAGGGCATGTCAGTGAATTATACCCCTGATGGTACATATGCACCTCTAAAAAATCTAAATAACGAATACAACAATTCATCCAAAGGTGACTATGGAGTTGTAGCAGTTCAAATAGATCTACAATTCAAAGAGACAGCAATGCTAACAAAAGCAAATTTTGGTGGAAAAAAGGCAACTAATCTCGTTTCTCAAAATGTTGCCCAATCTTTGATTGATAATGCAAAAGCACAAAAAACTCAAAAGTAACATCAAATGGCAATTCTCAATAATTTCTACTTTTCTCAATTACCTGATGTTTGGGTCCGAATGGGTCCAGCAAAGGGTATTGATCAGCCATATGTACTTGCCAAAAATATCTTTAGAAACGTTGCTCTAGTAAACAATCTACAGAAAGAATATTTAGTATTCACTCCTATCCAAATTGGTGACGGTGAAAAGCCATATCAAATTGCATACGAGTATTATGGAGATGCTGCCTATGAGTGGGTTATCTTACTATGCAACAATATTACTGATGTGTATGATCAATGGCCATTAAGTTCATCTGAATTATACAACTACGCACAAAAGAGATTCAAAAATTTAGATGAGTTGAATTCTGTTCATCATTATGAAACTGTACAAATAACAACTAATAATGGTATTGAGATATTAGAAGGTGGTCTGATTGTCAATCACGATTTTACATATCGACATCCAACCACAGGAATACTTCTTACTGGAAATGCTGTAAGAACAGCAGTTACAAACTACGAATATCTAGTTTCTGAGAATGAGAAGAAAAGAGATATCTTCCTACTTAAGAAACAATACTTGGGTCAATTCATTTCTGAATTTGAAAAACTTGTTGCATATGATAAGAGAAAGGATGAATATGATGATGTTCCACTAACTCCAACAAGTATCACTGAGAATTATATTTAATAAGTATAAATTACTAAAAAACCCCAGGAACGATTTTTTCCTGGGGAATTTTTCGGCACCTTTTGGGAATTAAAGGGTCATTTTCGTTTTGGGGTCCTAAGAATTTTTATAGTTTCCTTAAGACAAATCCAAATGTATTCAAACTGTTCCTTAGGTGTTACTGACATATGGTTGTCGATCCAATGATTGGTACTCCTAGAATAGTAAGAGTCGATGAACTGCAAGGAGGTGCATATTCATAATACTCCCGCACATATCTTTGTCTCGGGAGGGGAATCCATCGTCTTCCATATCCATCTCCGCAGACATAGACTCCATTAAATCTATCGCATCCAGGAATAGTACCAGGTATGTACTGAGCATATGCAGGAGTGCAAAGAGAGAGTAGGGCACCAAAGGAAATAAGAATGTGTTTCATACCGATTCCACAAGAACATCATACATTTGATGGAAATTAGAAGTCACATGTGCTTCGTCTGAAGTTTCAAATTCCATTGCCCTAGATCTATCTATCGTCCATTGACCATCGTTCTGGTAATAGAGTTTGGTTTGACCCACTTCTCTCGTTGCAATATACATCAGTCTTCCTCCGCAAGACGAGCAAAGTAACTCATTTTGTCTTCCTCATCATCATCAGTTTCTGCAACTGAAGCAACCGTTGTATTTCGGAAGGATGTAATCTCCTCGTTCCAGGATGACTCTTTCCGTGCACCGAATGCAGTCGAAGTTGAGGTGCTTGGGGTCCACTCTTCGTCCTCTTCAGTTTCTTGATCCACACGACGAGATGCTTTCTTAACCGTATTAAGAACGATGTTAAGACGTGCTTCAAGTTCTTCGTAAGTTTTGAAATTACTTTCATCGGTGAACTCCTTAAGGGAGTATTGGGTCTTCCAAATACTCTCCAACTTATCGTCAGAGAAATCACCAAGAACCGAAGGAGAGGCAAACTCGGACTTATCGTAGTTCCAATAACCATCCTTCTTAACAATCTTCAGTTTGAAGTTTGCACCCTGCCAGAAATCAAAAGGATTGATGGGAGTTTCATCTGCAAACTGAGGTTGCATGGTTTCCATGATCTTATCAAAGATCTTCTTACCGAACTTATAAAGGAACACTTTGCCTTCATTTTCGGGATGAAGAGGATCACTTACAACATAGATGTTCGTGTAGTAGGAGAGTTTACGTTTTTGCTTACGTGCAATCTCCTTATCAGAATCATGACCTGAGTTCCAGAGTTCACGATTCATTTCACCAACTGGATCTTTCTTACCCATAGTGGTGAGTGAGTTTTCAATATACCATCCACCAGGACCTTGGAAAGCATGGGACCACACTTTTGCCCAAGGAATATCTTCACCTTCAGGTTCTGGAAGGAATCGAATCACTGCGAATCCATTACCAGATTTGTCCATTTCTGGTTTCCAGAATCGAGTATCTGCACTAGAACCACTTTCGGGGTTTGAAATCTTTTCGATTTCTTTAGTGAGTTTGTCGAATGCCGAACCAGAATTGCGCTTGAGATTAGAAAAAGACATGTATTTCTCCGTATTGTTTTAGTATTTGGCCTGTGGTTTGTCTGTGTGCCACCCATTAAGGATAGCACACTATTTAGCCTCCGTCAAGAGGGGAGGTATGAGTTTAACTTATCAGACATCGTGTTGAGAACAGTGGTCATGGGTGAACCACAAAACACCATAGACAATCTATCCATATTATCCACGATCTCTTTAATTTTTTCGTCGTCGTAAGAAGCAAGTTTCAATCTTGCATGAAAAACTTTTTGCTTTTCGATTAGCATCTTAGTTTGTTCTAAAAATTCCGTCTTTTCTTCTTTACTTAAGTTTGCTAGATGCTCAACAATATTCGAAAGACGATCGTATAACCTTTGCATTTCGTACAATTCTTTTTGTACAATTTCCGATCTTAAAAACTCTGACATTTAATTACCTTATTCTTGATGATGTTTCTATACTCCATACTATTCACATGCAGGAATGGGGCATATCTCAAGATTTTATTTTTAGTTGTCAACCACATTGGATCTGACAATTTCTTGTCCAAGTCTTTGATAAAAGGTAATACTTTATTGAAAATAACCAAGGTCTCTAATCCAATCGTCTTTTTAAAATATGCTCTGAGTATAAGTGGATGTGTGCTGCCTTGATTGCATTGAAATAATTTATCAAAATTATTCTGGTATGGTTCTTGAATAAGAGACAATAAATTATCTAACTCATTTGTAAAAGTTTCTTCTAGTGATTGTGTTTTTTTCTTCCAAGAGTAATAGTTTTTCTCACCTTGACCTTTTACAATATCACCAACCCAAACATCCTGCTGTGTAACAAATTGGGAGACAAAATATTCTATGAGTGCCTCCTGATTATATTTATTTGCTAACTTCTCAAAAAAATACTTGTCCTTTCTTTTATCGAATGTCACCTTAGATGCATTCGTTTTTCCTTGATACTGAAAAAAATTATAGTTATCTGTGGTGAAATGCAACTTCACAGACAAATATAATTTGTATACATCATACCCAGTCATACAATAGGTAGAACTCCCATCGTAGTTCTTTTGATGAAGTTCAATTGCTGAGCATCATATTTAAGTTTATCTTTCAGTGGTTTAGAAATTAGTTTGTTTACAGTATCAATTTCAATTTCATAGTTATCACAAACTGAAAGAACTGCATCAATATAATTGGTCAAACCATTACTGTCTTTGACGACACGTTCAACTTCGTCACTAAATCTTGCTTGAGTCATAAATTTTTCTTCAAAATCATTCATGTGAGTTATAGACCTCAAACTCTTTAATGTACTCTTTTAATAAAGAAAAATATTCATCGAGATTATTCTTGATGAATACTTGACACTCCCCATCTTCAGTTGCGATGATAGTGACAATCTGTTCTACTTTAATGCCAGTTCTTTCATAATACATTGCTGCATATGCAGTTTCCTGAACAAAATAATTCTCAATCCACTCTTCTTCTTTGCTTTTACTTGCCGATTTGAAGTCAACTACAGAAAGGATGCCATCAAACTCACAAATACAATCAACCCGACCAGCAAGACGTAAATAATCAGAGTAAAGAGGGGCTTCAAGAGCATGAATATTATTAATCCTATCAAGAGTACTCTTACATACTTTGAAGAGAGTAGTCGGGAGAGGGTCTTCATTAATTTCTTTGAGTTCATTCTTGAGGTATGTCTCAATTATAGCATGTAATGCAGTCCCTCGTCTAGTGGCACGTTCAGAAATATTATCTGCTACCTCGTCACCAACTCGTTTTCTCCATGCATCAATACTTTTCTTACTTCTGATGGAGGTTACAGTTGTAACAGAACGATACTCAATGTTATCGTGAACAGCATAATACCGTTTACCATCACGTTCAAAAGACTCCAGTTCTTTTAATTCAACTGGAGTCCCGACAAATTTAAACATAATTAAAATCCAAGATTAATTTTACTAATAAGATACGAACGAACCAGACCAGAACGAACAATATCCTCAACACCAAATTCAATACAAGAAAACTCATCCATAGTTTCTAGAATTTTCATGAAGTCTAGAACTCCATTCTTCTCATTCTGCTTGACGAGATCGGACTGACTAATATCACCCGAGAAAATAATTTTGGCATCTTGACCGACACGGGTAATCATTGAGTCAAGTTCATGGAAATTCAAGTTTGAGAATTCATCAACAATAATAATGCAATTATCAAGAGTGACACCACGAATATAAGAGGTACTCCAAAAAGAGATTGTCTCCTGACCCCTAAGATTATCATAAAGCATTTCAAATGAGTTGTCATCTGGCATCTCAAACATATATTTGACCATATGTTTGTATGGAATCTGATAAAGTGCTGATTTATCTTCATGGTCTCCAGGCAGGAATCCAATTTCTCTAGTTGGAACTAGGGAACGTACAACATAAATTTTATCGTATGGTGTATTGGGATTCAAGACTTCCCTAAGAGCAAGATACAAACTAACAAATGTTTTACCAGTTCCAGCTGCACCATGAAGAATCATATTTTTTCCATCTTCCCAACACTCAAAGACTCTTTTCTGTCCTTCGGTTAGTGGTGTAATATTGATTAAATGCTCATTATTAATGGGTTTCTTTCGTCTCATTTGTTTAGCACTCATTCCATTGCCGTTGCCGTTAACCTTGTTCTTGCGAGTTCTTACTGGCATGTTATGTAAATCTACTAAGGTTTGCTCTTGGATGTGCGTCTTGCACTTTTCTCATAACTTCTTTGAAACCATCGGATTGTTTTGGTTCACCATAGGTTACACCACCAATACCCTTAGACCAGTCTTTATCCCAGTCAGGATTGTCTTTTCTCCATTGCTCATAATCAGCTACTGACATGTAGAGATCTTGAGTTTCTCCAGTTTCTTTATGTTTTACGGGATAAGTAGGCATATCAACACTCCTTGGTTTTATTTATTGGTTTTTGCGGGCTCTGCAAATTCTTTTTTCAGTTCCTTGCGGATCTTTTGGTAAAATTCAAGGATGTCATGATTGTTATTGTAAATTAATCCACAATCTTTTGCCATTTGAATTACTTCTTGATTGTTCATTGTGATGTCTCCATTGAATTTATAACTAATCGAATTCTATTACCAGGAACCCAAGTTTCATACTCACCATGACCTAATTTATATCGAATATAAATTTTAGTTTTGTCTGATAGATTATCTAATACTTGGCATGTTATCCATTCGGTAAACATACCTTCCTGATGTAGATATTCATAGTACATATCAGTCGATCCTAATACAAGGTTGAACAGTTTCCCAATCCCTACAGTCACACTTACCGTCACACCATCCAAGTGCTTCAGCAACAGTAGGGAACTGACAGATGAACACTTTCTTTGCTGCTTGAGCAATATCCATATGTTCTTTCTGAGTTCCGTTGGCAGAACGAAGATTGATATAATGGATCCACGACCTGCATGATCCAGTCATATAGATACGAGTTGGAGTTGCCAAAGGCAATACAAAACGAGCAGACTCCTTTGCCACTCCTGCAGAAAGCATATCATCATACAGATCCATAATATCTGCAAAGAGATGCTTAGTACGACGTTCAAAACTTCTCTTTAGTTCGGGATCAAGATCATCAGTAGAGTTCTGACGATTCTTAGTGTCCTGCTTACGAAGTTCGGGAACAGGAATCTCTTCAGTCAAAAGAGAAGCATCTGCATATCGTTGCGAAAACTCTTGAAATGTAAACGAACGATGACGCAAAATCTGAGCTGCGATGCCACGATTCGTTTCAATCTCCAAGCTCATAGTAGCCTGTTCAAACACAGACCAATGATTATGCTTAATGCAATAACCAAGCAACTTGGCATAGTTTTCGTTGTCTTGATTCGCAGGATTGCTAACTCTAGCAATATATGCCATTGTCTTTTCTGCATCTGGGGTCACCGAAACTAAACAAACTTTGCTCATTTTTTACCTCTAAAAATAATATGGGACATAACGTAGATTGACATGCTCTGCAAGTAATTGATTGCTGCAATCGGTGCAAGTGCTGGTAATGTCCAGTTCCATAATAACATAAGAACCAATGGTTTGGCAAGGAACATTACGAAGGAATATCCTAGCAATGCAGCTTCTTCTTTTTCTTCTTGTTCTTTTTGTTCTTCTAATTGTTTTTGTCGTTCCTCTTCTTCCTTAACATCAAGTGCTCTGGGATCGAGGAAAATTGTAGTCTTATTTTTCATTTTCTTTAGGACAATCAGGAACCCATGGGGCACACAATCTCATTTCTCCACCTAATAATTCTTGTGCCTTAGATCCATCAGGTGCTTTTTCTGAATACACTGGAGGTGAAACCTCAGCAGGTCTTTCTCCAATAGATTCCCAGTAATCATCAATGGCTTTGTCAACATCACGTTTGATCCTTCTATCTAATTTTTCAGGATCTTTAATCACAAACTCATTGAGAATTGTTCCTGGGAAATATTTTCTTTGGACTTCATCGAAAAGATCCCAGAGTTTAATTTCGGAAACACCAGTACATTGAGATAGAGTTGCGATTATTGTTGATAAAACAATTCCAATAATCGCATACTGCTTAATGTCTGGTTTCTTTTTCCCAAAATTAAAGTTCATTTCTTTTTCTTTTCTTGTTTCTTATCGTTCGGATTATTCCAAAGTCTTGGATTTATCCTACCCGATGTCCATTCAATTGATAGAATTTCACTGTTCTCATCATCTTTTAAAAGGTCATAGTAATAATCAAAAATTTCTACCCTCTTATGTGAAATTGCAATGTCATATTTGATATATCCCTCTATAACATATTTCACAAGATAAGAATTAGTTGGAAGAGATTTATCTTCGGCATCCGATGGGGAGCAATCATGTCTAAAAACTTTGCAATTATACTTCATGCACCACGATTCCCCCAAACAATCTCAGGAAATGCTTCCTGAACGGTTGCCTTTGTAATCCGATACTTAGTTCCAAGTTTTTGATCCTTAATCAGAACCATCACCTCAGCTTCATCTTTATGAAGACCCTCTAGCATTTGGATGAACATGTTTTCCCTTTTCATCTGGGGGATGTTGGTCCTACCATTTGCAACGAAATAATAAAATCTCTTTGACTCTTGTTCCAGTAGAGTATGTTCAGTTCCAATTGGTGCTTCATTGGGACGGTAGGGAACTTCCCCATCTGGAATAAGTGATACGACCGACTCATCAAAATTCCAAATCAAAATTGATCTGAGAGTTTGGGTATTATACTTTTGAAGGAGAGAAATTTTCTCTGCCTTTGTTTTTGCGTTAGATACTTTTTGTAGCACTTCAGAAATTAACAATCTCATTTTAAAAATCTCCTATTTTGTCAAGCATTTCATTAAGACCATACCTAATGAAGTATTCGTAAAGTCTACCCTTTTTGTTCAGGGTAATGGATTCATAACTATCTATAATATTTTGCTCTACGTCATTTGGTATACAAGTGAAATCAATCAGTTGTTTATTTCTATTGTACTGTTGCAGGATTTCATCAGTTTGACAAAACTGCTCTGGTGACATTTCCAACCATCGTTCAATGTTCTTTTTGGACAATGGTTTCTGTCTTTTGTTTTCTACAAAAGTATCATCCTCTGAAAGGAAATTAGGAATTCCATCAGACCTATCACCCTTGATAGTGTGTTCAAGAATGTATAGTTTTGGATCAATTCCAGAAACAAATTTCTTCTGGATTGGATTGTACTGTCTCACAAACTTATACTTCTGCAATTGAATAAAGTCTTTATCACCAGATAAAATGAGGACTTTTACTGCAGGCTGCATATCTTTCTGCAGACGAATATTAATTGTGCCTTGATACTTACAGAGTACAGCAATAATATCATCTGCCTCAGCACCATCAACATCCATAATCGGATAAGGAAGATTCTCTCTAAACTCATCTCGAAGTTTATTCAGAGTATCAAAAATATTCGACCAGTTGTGTGCTGACTTTTCCCTATCTCGTTTTCGGGTTCCTTTATAGAAAGGAAATACTTTCTTCCTCCAATAATTTTTGGAGTCATAACAAAGGACCAGTTCACCATATTCCTTGTAAAACTTCGAACGAAACATTCGAAGTGAATTCAGAACCATATGTCGAACTAGTCCTTCTTCAATTTCTTGATTTTGTGTCAAGTGCACCATCAGGTTTGAAATCATCACCTGATTCATGTCAATGAGAATCATAATAGACCTTAATCGTCTTCCTCATCCATCATAGCATCCTCATCTGAGAAATGCAAGTAAATCAACTCATCCCTTAAAACACTTCCATCATCGTCTAGCATTTCGGGATGCACAATTGCCTTTGCGTATGAGGCATTATCAATGAATGCCTCTACGTAATCTTTGGTGATCCAAGATAAAATAAATCCACCAATAAATGTTCCGACTGTCATAAAGAATGACAGGTATAAAAACTCAATACTGCTCATGGGTTCCTCCGTTAAACTACCTCTATTACGAAACCCAACCTCCTTGTTTTTGTAATGGCAAAACTATTTATTGTCAGACTAAACCATTATTTTTAAAGTATTGAATAGTATCGGATGCTCCACCAGTCTTCTTATTATCAATAATGACTTGTGGGAATGTCGCACCAGGTCCGAACTCATTATAGAATTGGTCCCTATTGAATTGTTCATCAAGAACATACTCAGTATAACTCCACCCCTTGAGATTATAAACCTCTTTAATCTTATCGCAAAAGGGACAACCTTTCTTGGTATAAATTACAGTTACGTTAGGTGTTGACATCTTTGCTCCATTATTTACGGAATCGGAATGATAGGATTCGAACCTACGGCCCCTGCTTCCCAAAAGCAGTGCTCTACCAAACTGAGCTACATTCCGAGATGGAGTAAGTGTGATATACCTCAAGGATATAACAGTGACTTACCCTCTATCTTATCACAGCAGACAAGTTTATCTCCAGGCGCATGTGATAATTTGGTCTCCTTCTAGGCTATCTGCCTAACGAGTACCAACGGAAGTGGTAGGATTCGAACCCACGATGGCTTTCACCATGCTTGTTTTCAAGACAAGTGCCTTCAACCACTCGGCCACACTTCCATTTGTTTGACCACCACATTATATATGGTGGAAGGGGGGTCCGTCAACCCCCCGAAGGTATCAGAACGTAAACTTCGTCTGAATCACACCACCCCAGTTAGAGGAAGAACCTTGGAATGCTTGGTTATTAGCAACGTAGATAACAGCAGGAGTAATGCTGATGTTATCACTTACACGATACTTATAGAAAATTTCAAGCAGACCAGCTTTCTCACTGAGACCAGCAGCATTGCCAGGTTGACCATAAGCAATACCAGCACCATTGCCTTTGCCGAACACATCACTCCACTGAAGACCAGCAAACCAAGTAGAGGTGTTGGTTGCATTTCTAGGAGTCGAAGGTCCACTGACAGTGTTCCAACCATAACCACCACTCACAGAAGGAATGATGCCAGATGTCTTGGGTTGCCAGTAAGCATTCACAGCATAACCATTCGAGGTTTGGTTAGCAGCAAGAGTACCGTTAGCACCGAGAAGACCATTGTAGGTACGAACACGGGTGCCTTGAGTACCATAACGATAACCAAAAGCAATACCGTACTGAGGGGCACGATAACCGATTTGTGCCAGGGTATTCAGAGCACCTTGCTCATTGAACACACCAGTGTCACTGTTATCACCATTTTGGGCAACATAGTTTACACCAGCAACAAATCCACCTTTCTTACCAGGTTGAACATACTGAGCACCGAAACCAGCTCCAGTTGCCTTGTTATAGACACCAGGAACACCAGCAGTGGTGAAGAAGTCAAGGATTTCTGAACGGTAGGCAGTAGGAATCCATGCCATCTCAGTGTTACGAACCAGAGGACCTGCAGTAAGAGTTACACCCTTAGCAAGTGCAGGGAAACTGTAGTACAGACGGTCAAGAGTAACTTGATTTTCGTAAGTCTCTGCCTTATCCAGTTTCAGGATTGAAGAACTGGAACCGAAAGGTTGAGCACTGAAGTTGCCAGAACGAAGACGAGTACGGAGCAAGTCCTTACCAGTAAACGAAGTATCAAAGTTCAGACGAAGATCATAGTTGAAAGCAGTGTTTCCAACATTAGCACCGTTCGTGGTACGAGCACCAGGAACACCACCGAGAATGAAATTTGCTTCACCCTTCAGTTTGGTAGTGGTAGAGAATTGAGTTGCTTCCAGTTGACCAACTTTAGCTTCAAGTCCGTCAACACGACCACGAAGAACAGTAAGTTCAGCAGCAAACTCACTAGTAAGACGTTTGAGTTCATCAGTAACTTCAGTCACACGATCGAGACAAGCATTCAGAAGTGCTGCTGCCTCATAACGAGTCATAGCACGACCACCACCATAGGTGCCGTTAGGATAACCAGCAACGCAACCATAACGGTCAACGAGATTAGTGAGTGCCTGATATGCCCAATCGGTAGGACGGACATCAGACAGTTGCGAAACACTTGTAACCTGTTCTGAGGAATATTGATTGACTGCTGCCATATTAAGGTCTGCGGCATTCGCAGCAACAGGAGCAACCATTCCCAGAGCAACAGGTGCAAGCATCAGTTGATTGAGTTTCATAAACATTAGTATCATTAAGGTTGTAATGGATTTTCATCCACATTATCTAGCATAGCAAGGTCCACAGGATTTGTCAAGCTCTCTTTGGGGATATCCAAAACTTTAATTGCGGCAAGGGGAGACTTGTGATACTTTCTTACCTTTTTGATTTGCTTTCGCATCTCTGCTGGATCACTTTCATATTTTTTCATTACGGATTGGAGATCCTGAAGTTCCATAATCGAACTTGCAAGTTTCCTATCCCAGTTACTGTTGCGTTTGGCAGCAGATTCAATTTCTGGTTCTAAATTAAAATCATTCATTAGTTAACACCTGTTACTGTCAATTTAAATTGAAATTTTTTATTCTGAGGAATCCTTGTCGTACCAACATACATGGCATTGGGCCAGTCTAACACAATTTTATCTCCAACTGCAAATCCTCTTCCTTTGAATACTACCTGTTCGATAGTGACTTTTGTTTGGTATCTATTATTAGATCCCATAACAGGTTCAACTCTAACTTGAATAATTGCATCGAGAGGACCATTGGTTCCCTGATTACTCTTCTGGAAAGAATAAGAAACTCTTTGATATAAAGTATCGTTTCTATCAGATGCTTTAATTTTTCTCCATAAGTTATCACCATCATTTACAATCAGTGATGCTTGAGTAGCATTATTATCATATCCAATTACAGATTGTGTTCCATCACTGCTCTCAATTCTAATCTGTTTAATGCCAGTTCCATCATTAGCAACTGATGTTGTGTATGATGTTGTATCATGTGATTTTGTATTAATAGTTATGTTGATAACTGATTCATGAATCTCATTCAATTCATCATACAAACTAATTTTAGGGAATACGATTCCATTGGGAGATCCAGATTGAATCTCTAACAATTCAAACCTCAAACTATCACCAGCCTTCACATCAAATGTTGGATGCAAAACTCTTCCCTTTTTGGGGAAGGTTGCTGCGGAATAAACTTCATCTAAAATATATTCACCATTTTTAGTGAACCTCATTCTCCAAGATGTTTCTTTGAAATCACTGAGAACATCACAACCCCAAGACATTAATGTAATATCACCATCCATTCTACATGTGATTGTTTGATCACAGTTTGTGGTTACAACATAATTTCCTGTGCAAGTTCCAGATTGATATGTGCCATCAACCGTAGATCCACATCCTAATCTTTTTATAATTGGATCTTTAAATGAAGTTTTGAATAGTCTATCAGCCTCACAACCAACTCTAACTTGAGATGTCATGTAAACTTTTGGTAGTACATCATCTTTAAACAGATAGCATTGAATTCCTTCTGCCTTGTAATTTGTACCAGTTTTCCACTTTACATTGTAGTCAACTTTAATATCATCATAATCATCATCTCCACCATACCAATCCTCCCATCCCTGAATCTTACCACTCCAACGAGTCCAGGTTTTTTGATATGGATTTAATTGATTATCACTGAAGAAAATATAATTTTCCCCTCCATTAGAATTTCCAGAAACACCTGCTCTAGCATATACTAAGTTGCCATTCACATAAGCTCGATATCCTCGTTGACCATTAATTGAGACCTCAGTAAAAGTTACCTGAGATCCATCAGAAATATTTGTATCTGCATTTCCACCAGGAATTAAAAAGAATCCAATATATCCACCAGCATACGTTGACAACGTATTTACGGATAGTTCAACATTAGCTGATGCAACAGAGTCTGTCATGTTCTTTCTGAGGACATAACCAACTTGAGGGATTCCAGATTCATTTGCAAAATAATATCCCCAGGAACTTTTCTTTCCTGCACTTCCTCTTTGTGCCTTATAACGAATTATAATAGGACTCAAAGGTTGAAATGGAATTTTATAGTATAACTTTTTCTCACCTGGTTTTAGTTGTTCATTAACAGCAAGGGGAATAGTACTGTACCTATGGTCAACATGAGTCTGCCCACCACCTGCAGCAGAACTTTGATAATAACGATAGAGACTAGTAATAGTCTCACCTTCACAAAGATAATCATCTACATTATCTTTGTTCTTGAAAACATAACCCAAAATACCCTTAACTACATATGATCCATTACTAATTCTATTAGATTCTGCAGATAAATCTGTCGTTAACAAACTATCCTGTCTGCTGGAAGAGAACAGATGATATAGGGGAACGACATTTCCAGATGAATTCATCTGTGCATTTTTGAGAATGTAAAAACTAGGTTCTTGGGATTTGATTTCTGAGATTTGAACATACCCAAGAAGAGTATTACTACTATCTAAAGATCTGAGTTCATATGTTTCCCCAACTGTATATCCGTCACCTCTATTCTCAAATCCTTTCAGAACATATCTGGTATCCCATTCACCACCATCACGTTTTCCAGCAATGATCATCTCGACCACTGCACCTTTATTTCCAAGTCTAAACTTACCTTCAAATTTTTTATTAGGAAGACTTGGCCACCACAAATTACCTGCCTCGTTGACATATGACTTGTCAATTTTCATCTCTTTCCAATTACCTTGCTGATATACACCAGCAGATTGTGCAGTGGAGATGGAAATCTTAGCAACAGAACCACCAGATGATGCAGGTCTAACTCTCACATATCCAGAAGGAGTTTCATTTTCATTTGTTGTGTAGTAGTAATCTGTTTTATCACTACCATTCCACTTCCATTCATAGACTGGAATTCTTTCTGGAACACAATTCAAAATACAAGTCTTATTGTCTGGGTTTCTATTAAAACCTGGTGGATAAAATGTGTCACAGTCAGAAGCAGTTGGCAACCATCCACCAGCCTGAGAAAATGGTTTGAAGATACATTCAATTGCATCTTGAATACAAGAGTTTGGTTCAAAATCCCACTCAGTTGGATCATAACATTCATCACCCTCAAGAACTATGCATGGTTTGACACCATCAAAGTCAATGGAAAATGTTTTTGGTAGTTTATCACAAAGGTCAGGAATCCATTTACAGATATCTATTGGACCTTCGAAAGTAAAAGAAGGTAATTTAAGTCCTTCCTCTTCTGGTACATAAGAAGCAATAGACATTGGTGCTTCAGATGGATAACAAAGTTGATCCAAGTTATCTGACAACCCACGCACAGGGTCAGGCATTTGTGGAGCAGGACTAAAAACAGTCCTTGGATCACGCACAAAACTTCTATAGTATTCACCAGCATCTTGTGTTGGTTCCTCATTGGTATAACAATGCTGATCTGGATTATTAGTTTGTCCTTTGTTTGTATCTGCCATTATCTATCGAAAACTATAGAGTTTGTTTCTGTTGCTTTGAACTTTGATTTAAAAATTTCAATTCCATCCTCGGGGACACATGTTCCACAAGTAAAGATATCACATGTGGCAAATTGTTTCTCTGGCCATGTATGAATACTTATATGACTTTCCGATAACAGCAGTATTGCTGTTACTCCTTGTGGTGAAAATTTATGGCTTGAAGTGGACAATACTGTTGCACCTAATTCTTCTGCAACTCTAGTAAGACTATCTACGATATATTGTTCATCATCCAAGAGTGATGATTCACAACCATATAATTCAAAGATAGCATGACGACCCACTTTAATTCCATTTCTCATTTCATAATCACCAAATTCTGTGTACAATATTTAGTTACTTTGGAATGTAATTCTTTCTGGGTGGATATGCATAAAGATTAGTAGGTCTATCTGGTTTCATCCAGTTATTAATCTTCTCATAATTTTCATGAGAAAAGAAATGTTGATTGAAGTACCACTCTTCCCAAGGTGTATGTCCCTTATCCTGATTGCAAGAATGACAGCAAGCAACTACGTTAGTCTTAACATCAAGTCCACCCTTACACTGAGGAAGAATATGATCTAGTGTGATATTTTCTTCTGACTCACAGTAGGCACACTTATGTTCCCATTGTTCTTTTATACTTCTTTTCCACATTCGTTTTGCTTCTGCTTTACTTGTTGTTTCCAGATTGTACAAGTAGGACTTAAACGAGTGTTGGGGACCCATAAGTATTTGCAACTTACATTTATTTATTGTTACAAAAAAACCACCCCCGAAGGAGTGGTTTAGTTGTTTTCTCAATAAACGTCGTTTATTAGGAATCCGAGTATCAACCGATTGCAGGTGCTGTGAGTGCTACAGGAGTCATATCAGCAGCAGCAAGGTCAAGAGGGAAGTTGTGAGCATTACGTTCATGCATCACTTCCATACCCAGACCACCACGGTTCAGGATGTCTGCCCAAGTAGGAATCACACGGTTCTGACTATCAACGATCGACTGGTTAAAGTTGAAACCATTCAAGTTGAATGCCATAGTGCTAACACCAAGAGCAGTAAACCAAATACCAACAACAGGCCAAGCAGCAAGGAAAAAGTGAAGACTGCGACTGTTGTTGAAGCTTGCATACTGGAAAATGAGTCGTCCAAAGTATCCATGAGCTGCGACAATGTTGTAGGTCTCTTCTTCTTGTCCAAACTTGTATCCGTAGTTTTGGGATTCAGTTTCTGTAGTCTCACGTACAAGACTAGAGGTGACAAGAGATCCGTGCATAGCAGAGAAAAGAGAACCACCGAAGACCCCAGCAACTCCCAGCATGTGGAAAGGATGCATGAGAATGTTGTGTTCTGCCTGGAAAACAAGCATGTAGTTGAAAGTTCCCGAAATCCCCAGAGGCATTGCATCAGAGAAGGATCCTTGACCGAAGGGATAGACCAGAAACACTGCGCTAGCAGCAGCAACGGGTGCAGAGTAGGCAACACAAATCCAAGGACGCATACCCAGTCGGTAAGATAGTTCCCATTCACGACCCATGTAGGCATAGATACCAATTAGAAAATGGAAGACGACCAGTTGGAATGGTCCACCATTATATAGCCACTCATCGAGGCTAAGTGCTTCCCAAATGGGATAAAAGTGCAGTCCAATAGCATTAGACGAGGGAACAACAGCACCAGAGATAATGTTGTTTCCGTACATGAGTGAACCAGCAACAGGTTCACGGATACCGTCAATATCGACGGGAGGTGCAGCAATAAAAGCAACAATGAAACAGATAGTAGCAGCAAGCAGGCAAGGAATCATCAGGACTCCGAACCAACCGACATAAAGACGGTTATCGGTTGATGTTACCCACTCACAGAACTGTTCCCATGTGCTTTCTTGCCTACGTTGAGCAATAGTAGCAACCATAGATAATACTCCGAGTAATTGGGGGAATAAATTATTAAAGAATGTTTCCATCCCTTAACATTTATTTATAATAGCACGGTCAGGAAACCCTGTCAAGGGGGCTGGACAAGAAAAAAGAGGGGTCACCCCCTCTTGGTTTTATTCTGAATGACAATGAATTTATCTTTCTTTAACGTACCTGCGACTTTGACTTCTAGTTCGTCGTCTTTATCCCAGATACCTTCTTCTATAAGTTGTTGAAGGGCAAGACTAAATTGCCCTAACATATCTCCAGTTGTAATCACAGATTCTCTTCCTGTTCGGTTAGAATTACACAATCAGATTTAGGATATGCTACACAGGTAAGCACCCATCCATCTGCCATTTGATCATCATCAAGGAACGATTGCTCCTCGTTATCAACTTCACCTTCAATCAGTTTGCCAGCACAAGCAGAGCAGGCACCAGCTTTACATGACGAAGGAAGATCTACTCCTGCTTCTTCTGCTGCTTCGAGAATGTATTGATCCTCAGCACACTGAATAGTTTGTTCGGTTCCATCAGGGGAACGAAGAGTAATTTGATAGGTCATTAGTAAGTTTCACAAAGTTTTTCTACGGATGCTGCCAACAATACAAAGAAGGCAACACTAGTCATTGTAAATAAGAGTTCTGTCATTGTCAATCGAATGTCAGAGAATCCCAGGAATAATCTGACCAGTCATTAGATATGCACCGACAGCAGCAACAAATCCAATCATGGCAAGACGACCATTCAGACGTTCTGCTTTTTCGTTGTGAGTTTCGTATACACCGTTATCCATAGCTTCAATTACCTCTTCAGAAATGTACATTGTTGGTTCTTTGGCAAACATGTTTTGTTGGCCAAATTCATTAGTCGTTGTGGTCATGTTAAGTTTTTTAACAGACTGTATTATATAGAGATCAGTCCAAATCTGTCAAGACCTCTTTGACCAGATTGAGAACTGGTTGCTGTCTATCGTAACCTTTCACACTACCACGTTTCATGATAGGTTCTCCATTCAGAGGAGTTGGTTCGTATACTTCATATTCATAATTATGTTTTGCAGTGAGACCCTTTCCAGTGGAATTCCAGATACGAATCTCTGCAAGTTGTTTACCACCAATCGTCATACCGAAAGGTTCAAGTTCGACTTTGATACGGAGCATAATTAGAAAACAATAACATCAGGAGAACTAGAAGAAGCAAAATTGATTGGTTGATTTCGATCAAAATCATACCAGTAAGAAGAATGATTATATCCAGAACTCAGATCAGTAAATGAAACAGGTGTCTGTTCTTCCCTTAGATATTTTGCCATTTGTGAAAGTGCATCAATAGCACGTTCAAGTTGATACAAAGCACGATCATTCATCGTCGTCATCTCCCTTAATGTAACATGGAACTCGATCAGGATCTAACCATTTTGCATATTCAATATCCTCCATTGCTAGAGAGCATTGCATACCATTATCAAAAAGATAAATGTCATACCACCGTTTGGTATAGTAGTTTTGTTTCTGCAAACGAAAGTCTGGTTTACCATTAATTTCTAGAATACCTTTTTCTACAAATCGATAACCTTCTCTTTCAAGAAGAACTTTCACGGGGTTTAGGTTTGCTACACTCATTGCAGTAGTAGGAGAATCCTGTACGAAAGTACTTTACCACCTGGTAGTGGTCCCTGTCAAGGGGTTTCACCTCATGACACTTTGAGCACTGTCTGCTTGAACTGGAATTTATACTATCAGTATCTCGCAGGAAATTTCTTAGTGTGCTTTTGATGAAGATTTTGAATTTGTTCAAAATATTTTTGTTTGAATTCATCGGGCATATGATGTTTAATAAATTCTGGATCAATCATTTCTGGATCTTTGCCTCCGAAGAGTTCTAGATATGCTTCAAGTTTAAGAAGAACTCTTTCTTTCATCATAACAGAATCACTGAATCCAGAAATAGGGTCTGTATCAGACCCTACTGAAAAATTCTCAACTGCTTTAATTAAGAATTTAATATCTTTTGGAAAAAGAGAAGCAAACCTAGATTTTGATTCTAAGTTTTTAAAATCAAGTTGCTCAAAATTATTTGAATTCATAGTTTACTTCTCCTTTAACACTTCCTTCACACGGACTCCCCCACCTCGATTCGAACGAGGAACCTTAGAGTTAACAGCTCTCTGCTCTGCCGTTGAGCTATAGGGGAATGATTTGGTGGCGGGGGATGGAATTGAACCATCTACCTGAAGCTTATGAGACTTCTGTGCAACCGTTACACTTCCCCACTATTTTCTAACATATATTCAACAGTAGTAGCAATGTCATTCATTGCTACTCGAAGATCTGGTTGTTGACCAGATTCCATTTTAACAATTGGACGATGATCATCAATTAGAGTCCACCTCCATTGTTTCATCGTTTCACAATACCAGAGATTAATTTTCATGCTTAAAATTTTCTAATTGGATCCAGTTCCTAAGGGCATTGAGTTGCATGATTTTCTCCTCAGAGAGATCAAACTTTTTATTAAAAAGATAGAACTCAATTGCTTCAACCGTTAGGTCTCGATCTTGTTTTGATAATAGTGACATAAATTTGTCCCTGATCACATAGTATATAGTAACAGACCAGAAGCAGTCTGTCAAGCCCTCTCTCTAGGATTCGAACCTAGGACACCTTGATCCGTAGTCAAGTGCTCTATATCCACTGAGCTAAGAGAGGATGGCGAAGGGTGAGGGATTTGAACCCCCATCGCAAGGTTTTGGAGACCTGCATCTTACCATTAGACCAACCCAACTGGCTGAGAAACTAGGACTCGAACCTAGATAAACTCCTTCAAAGGGAGGTGTCCTACCGTTAGACGATTTCTCAATGGGGTGACGTATGGGAATTGAACCCATCTAGGTGGTTCCACAAACCACTGCCTTACCACTAGGCTAACGTCACATGACAGTAGATGGATTTGAACCACCGTCCATAGGAATATGAGACCCGTGCTCTACCAGACTGAGCTATACTGCCAAACGGAAGATGTTGGATTCGAACCAACGGAGGTGTGACCCTCAAGGTTTAGCAAACCTCTGCATTAACCACTCTGCCAATCTTCCAATGGAAACAACTGGACTCGAACCAGTGCTCTTTCGATTATCAGTCGAATGCTTTACCAACTAAGCTATGTTTCCTGGTCGAAGAGGGTGGAATTGAACCACCGACACCATGTTCTTCAGACATGTGCTCTACCAACTGAGCTACTCCCCGATATAGTCCTAACGGGATTTGAACCCGTGTCTTCACTGTGAAAGAGTGATGTCCTCACCACTAGACGATAGGACCAGATGGGAGGGGTATCCCACACGAAGTTACTTACGGATTACGCTTCGTAGCCTTATGAATCCTGCCATCATCCGATGGTGGTTAGAAATCCCTCCCCAATTCCAGTTCTTGCTACAACATTTCTCTACACACTGGCAAACTCTAAGAAATGCGTGAGAGTTAGAATACTGACTCTCAACGACCCTAACGAGATTCGAACTCGTGATACATCTTGGACAGAGATGCGTGATAGCCACTTCACTATAGGGCCAAGGTGAGAGAGGAGGGAATTGAACCCCCGATGGTTCTTATGTAACGGTTTTACAGACCGCAGCCACACGTATTGCCAACAGTAGCCACTCTCTCATATGGGTCTGGTGGGACTCGAACCCACAACTTCCAGGTTAAAAGCCCGTTACTCTACCGTTGAGTTACAGACCCATGAGGTTTAAATTTTCGAGGTGCTGGTGGGTCTCCCACCGATGAATCTACCATAGCAAAAGGGGGGTGGTTTTGCAACCTGCCCCCCTTAAGTTTTGCTGATGTATCAGTGGTCTTACATAAGTTTTACTGATTTATCGCAAAAGGGGGTTCCCACGATATACCAACGGTAATCGTTAAACTTAATATGCTCTTGGATAAATGCAGTGTTCATGATTTTCGACCTTTAATGAATTTATTTATAAGAGTTTAGAACTCAAGCGGATTAGGGGATTCGAACCCCTGACGAACTGCTTGGAAGGCAGCCATTCTACCACTGAATTAAATCCGCAGTGACCCCTCTGTTTGAGCATCGTTGATAGGCTTGAGGGGTGTTAACAAGGCAGGTGCGGTATCTCCATACGGTTCCCATGCTCCTTTTACTTTCCTTACCTTATTTCCTCTGTCTAGGAATCGAACCTAGTTTCCATGTGTGTTGTCCACCCGTCCTTACCAATAGACTACCAGAGTAATACCCAAGAGAGGACTCGAACCTCCACGCCGAAGCACTTGATCCTAAGTCAAGCGTGTATACCAATTTCACCACTTGGGCAGGAATCAAATGGGAATCCTATCAAAAATGAAAGGCATTCCCACTCGACCAAACACTACGTTTCCTGTTCGATCATAACCTACATCTTCGGAAATGTAAACCTGATCATTGAACTTGACCGTACTGTTTATTTTTATATCCTTTACTACGCACTCACCACATGGTTCAGCAACCCAGAAGTTCCCATCCCATGTGAACTTAAATTTACAGGTTGGTTCCCAGTCCATATTATAGGATTGAAAATCAACTTCTGTAGGGGATATTATATCATAAGAATGATATTCCTGTTTATAAGGTTCCCCTGAGGGGTACAAATATTCGTACCAGTTTTCGGACTTAAGTTTGTTATCTCCCACCTGTTTATATATGACACGAATCATGGCATAAAAAGCAGGGTTAGAAAATGCTTGTTTTTGATTCAAGTACTGTCCAACAATAGAGAATTCCATAACTTAAGTTCCAGGCTCGCCACCAATTCTTTGACTGGAAATTGGAAACCAGGCGGGAGAGAGTCCCATCCGCACCAGCAAGAATTTTTATTGTCCCTTATCTTGCGGGGACCAGGAAGGCAAGTTAGAACCTCCCTCTTTAAACTGCTTCATTATTTTATTTTGTTCTTCTAGGGGAAGATTTTTAAAATAAAACCACGAAGCATCTTTTTGAAGTTGAGATCTTTCATGGTGACATGCACTACAGAGAAGTTGGAGGTTGTCCATTTCACTTTTGATTCTGTCCCAAGAACAAACATAAAGACATCTTCTATCTTTTTTTAATCCAGGATTGATATGATCTATTTCTAGACAATCAGTAATCCCACACTCACAACACTTAGATCCAAGAGATTCTATGATAAAGTTTTTCTTTTCATATCTCAATCTAGTATTGAGTTCTCTTGATTCTGAGTTTAGTTTGTTTTTATTTTTTTGATAGTAGCGTCTTTTTGCTTCTAACTTTTGTTCTCTAGTTGCCATTGTATCCTATATAACTATATTTATTTATATAGGATACACCAGTTTTTGAGAGAAACTAGAAACTCCGTAGGGGGGTTCCCGACCAGTGCTGTTAACGTCCATCCGTGACGGGCATAATAGGGTCAAAATTGACTCCACCAGTACTTTTTAAGTCTCTCCGTGACTACGAGATAGGATGGATTCGAACCATCGACCGACTGCTTAGAAGGCAGTTGCTCTATTCCACTGAGCTACTATCCCAATTGCAACTCTCGGATAGTCTCAGCAACCAATTGTGCTTTGCAGAAATCACCCTGAGAGATAAGTTCATGGAGTTTATCGACTAGTTCATCAACAGTAGATTGATAAATTTGAGAATCGTAGAAATAATCTTGAATCTCTTTGTCAGTCATCGGTCGTCTCCGTTGCTTACCTAGTAATTATATAGCACCCCTGCCTGCCCTGTCAAGCCCCCTTCCCAAAGTAATCTTTACGCATGTATCTTCCGAGAATATTTGAATTGTAGTAGGCAGGACTTCCATCCTCCAGTGCCTCTGTCAGTACATTATTCAAGAAGAGTTGTTTTGTTTCTTCGAAGTTGCACTGTCCTTTTGTTTTATGGAGGCTAAGTATTGTTCTGTTGCAGGATGCTTTGCCCCAAAGTTTAACATCGGTTTTGAGTTCGGGACATGATCCATAATAATTTTTCCAATCAGACTCTGATTTAACCTTTCTAGATTTGCCCTTCGGTGTGCGGAAACTCCAGAAATACTTTCTACCAATATACGACTTACCAGTTGCAGTGCAGTAGATATGATAAACAAAACCAAAATAATCTTCAATGTTATCCGATTCAAAAACTTCTGAATTAAACATCCAAGGATTTTCATAACTACCCATTAAAAGACCTCCGTTATGGAGATATTTAGTTAGCAACTTTTACATTGTTTTGGTTTCTTCTCACAATTATTTACGTGAGAGGTATAGATTTTATAGGAGTAAATAGATGCTTCACCTTTCGGTCCTATACCAAATACTCCACCACAATGAGGACATGTAAATTTTTTCCTATCAATCATCTTTCATCTAATTTAACGTTACCAGATCTAGTCTTACCTGTCTTTGGATTTACTTTGTCACTCTTAGGTAATGCTGCTCTCAACTTACCCTTGAATCCACGGGCACGTTCTCTTCTGCTGATGTCCTGTGCCTTTGCCTCCACACCCTTCTTGGTGTCTGCACCCTTGAGAACCACAGATGCCTGTCCAGACCCTGCTGAGACCCTCTTACCGAACTTCTGATTGCCACTAGATGCCTCACTGCCGATGTGATTCTCTAGTCCAGGATGATTGTCATGCATGTGGTCAATGTGTCTCTGTGCTGCTTGCTTAATTGCTGCCTTTCTTGCGGGAGATCCTTTCTCCATTCCCTTCACTAACCATGAAATTCTTTCAGATCTATTGACAATATCCTTATGTGCTACATCTGCTTCTTCTTTTGATTTACCAGACTTAACTAGTTCTGCAGCATGTCTCTTAGCAGCATGTTTGATAGTTGCATGTGTTTCCTCTGGACCACCTGACATTAGTTGAGAACCACCAGGTTTCTTCATACTAATACCAATACCATGCTTCTTATTCTTAGGATCATGGATTTCAACATCTCTCTTAGGAGTTGTATTCTTAGCACCAGTCTTTTCCCATGATGCTGTTACTGGTGCTTTACCTGCTCCAGTGTTCTGCATTGGCAGACCTTTCTTGGCAGCATTAGCAGTTCTTCTTTCTTTAGTTGCCAATGTATGTGCACCATGTACAGCATTATCTAACTCTTGATGGTATGACTTTCTATCTGCATCAGTCTTACCAGTTTTAAATCCTCTCTTAGCTTTCTCGAAACTTAGTGGATGCTTAGGATCTGACTTTGCTTTCTCAACTTCAGACTTCATATGATCTAGTGCTGCTTTATGATCACCAGCATCTAGATGTTGTCTTACTTCAGCACCGTGCTTTTTATGAACCATGAAGTGATTCCAAGTCTTTCTAAGTGCATGTTCGTCGTTATAAGCACCTTCAAGAATATATTCATAACACTCTTCAATGAACTGAGTATATGTTTTCATTTATTCTCTTTTTTCTCTAAGAAGTATTTATAATTTGTCTCAACCCTCCACATGGTTGATTCTAGTGAAAAAAAGAAGGGGTGTCAACCCCCTTCCTGTTCCTTATTTTTAATCCACTTCTTCATATCTCTCTTCATCTTCCAGGTTTGAAATTCTAAACCTGCTCTGAGACGAATACCCCAGAAGAATCTAACAATCTGTATTCTGATTATCTGCAGTATGAGATAAAGAAATTTTGGTACATTCTCATCTAGAATGCAGATATATCCAACAATACCAAAAACTAACAACCATATGTAATAACTAGTATTTGCCATAATCAATCAAAAATACGACCCCAGCCATCGTTACCACCAGGGCACCAACGTGCTTTGAGCATGGACTTACTATAGACAGCACCCTTACCATTAGTCACAGGACCAGTATATCCATCGTTACATGAACCGTATGGATCGTTGACAACATACCCATCACCCTTCTTACCGATAACTACAACCATATGTCCCCCAGTAGGAGCACTCAAAGAACCTCTATGGAGAATACCAATAACTACTGGTTTTCCAGCAGCAAGGGACTTATCCAGATCAGCAAATGAAAGATTATATGAGAAGTGAGACTTGACACCATACGATGCAAGAACCTTTGTCTGGACACTATGATCTGTTGTGTCACCAATCGCAAAGACTTTTTTAACATATTCATCATCACCTTTAATGCTTCCTGGTTTGAGGAAAGCAAGACACATAGCACATGAAGAACTGTTGCAAGTTCTATGTGCATCTCTGTAGTTATCTACTTGATTAAAGTAGGGCACTGCGAGAATAGATGGAATGGGTGGCTTGGTACGGTACTTCTCGATCCAAGCAGCATCCGTAGACCCCCCTACACCGTCCTCTACGAGGCATTGGGGATGAGTCTTGGCAAGTGCCTCCTCAAGTTGTGAGACTGCCTTAACGTGGTTGGGATTGCGTTCAGAGAAATGTTCAAAGAACTTATGCAAATCTACAGGACCACCAGATGCATTACCACCTCTATAGGTGACAACCCATGGTGAATCCTGTTTAAGGTATTCTGGAATTGCTGCCTCTAGTAAACTGACAGCAGCAACATGATTTTGATTGTTCTCATCATAGAACTTGTAAAAATTTAGCAATATTTTTGACATATCAACCTCCTTTGTTGTAGATACTAAGCCACTTTTCCACATATTACCTTCTGCCTTTCTCCTTCTTGCCAATCCTGCCTCCACATCACTTCCAGGATTTCTATACAAATAGAGTGCATCAGGAACCTTAGACCACTCCTTATTCTTCAAGACCCTTGTAATAGTATTGAAGTCAGGATGATCATAAAAATCTCCACCAAGATTATAAGCAAAGCAAAGTAAAGCCCCTCTTTGATTGTCATTCATTTCCTCCCAATATGGAATCTTTTTCAGTTGCGGGAGAAATTCATTTTGAATTTGATAATCAAAGAGTTCGTCTGCTTCTTTCTGGGTGATCCTTTCTCCCAACTTAAAAGGAGATCCATCCTTTTTGCGAGTGCTACCCCAACCCACAGTGTATGGTTTCCCCTTAGTTTTGGGGTCAGGGTATGCAACTAACTCACAATGTTCAAACTCTTTGATAAGAGATACTCCTGATGCAGGTACACTCATAGTTCAAATCCTACAAATGTATCTTTCTTAACATCCTGTTTAATACCACCGATCACATAGGATTCAATTTCTGTTTCCTGTGGTGCATTTTGCATCAACTTAGAATTCAACCAATGCTCAGTCCAAGGAAGTGGATTGTTGTTCTGTGGTACATCATAGATTGGTTTAAGACCAATAGACTTCATACGACGATTTGCAATCCACTCAACATATTGATTGAGTAGTTTGTCATTCAAACCAATCATAGATCCATCTTTGAACAGATACTCTGCCCAGGTCTTCTCTTCATTTACTGCCTGTCTAAACATCTCATAAACATTTTCTTGCTCTTCTTTAGCAATTTCGAGCATGTCTGGGTCATCTCCATCACGCCACTTGTTGATAATATTTTGTGTGATGACAAGATGCTGACTTTCGTCTCTTGCGATGAGAGAGATAATTTTAGCTGATCCTTCCATGAGTTTGAGTTCACCAAACGCAAAGCTACAAGCAAACGAAACATAGAATCTAATCCCCTCTAAAATGTTGACATTCATCATTGCAAGATAAAGTTTTCTCTTCAACTCATACAATGTTTCTTTAGCAGCAGGAACACCCTCAAGTTGATGCTTCCATTGATTACCAGAACCATAATCTTGTGCTGCTCGAATGAATTCATCATATGCTTTAGTCACAGACTGAGCACGTGAAAGAATCTTTTCATCATCAAGAATAGTATTAAAGACTTCAGAAGGATCTGAATATACATTCTTGATGATGTAAGTATATGAACGGGAATGAATCATTTCCATGAATCCCCATGCTTCCATACATGCCTCTAGTTCTGGTAGAGAACAGTATGGAAGAAATGCCAACGAAGGACCACGACCCTGAACGGAATCTAGAAGAATTTGATACTTCAGATTAGAAGTAAAGATGTGCTTTTGTTCTTGCCTGAGTTGTGCATAATCTGCACGATCCTTTTGAAGGGATACTTCTTGGGGTCTCCAGAAGTATCCAGTCTGAGTTTCTGTAAGTTTATCGAAAACTGGATATTTAAATCCATCGTAACGTTGAACCCCAAGTGGGGCACCAAAAAACATAGGTTGTTTTTTAACGTCAACTTTGCTGGTGTTGAATACGGTCATACCTTCTACCATTTAATTCTCCTTAAACTTTACACGAATCGCAATCATCATCACCTTCTAATTCAATATCAGAAAGAAGTGCTTTTAGTTTTTCTTCGTTATCATCTACATCTTTTTTGGCATCATATGTGTTCTGGTAATAAGAGGTTTTCCAACCGTACTTATATGTAGTTAGAAGATCTTGTGCCATCACCGACACAGGAACCTCATTATCGGGATAATGCTCTGGATTATACGACCAGTTACCCGAGATTGCCTGATCAAAGAACTTTTGCATAACAGCAACAATATTGATATAACCAGTATTGTTAGGCATATCCCAAAGAAGCGTATAGTTATTCTTAAGAGTTGTATACTGGGGGACAATCTGCTTAAGAGGTCCTTTCTTTGATTTCTTAACGGACAAGTATCCTCTAGGTGGCTCGATTCCATTTGTTGCGTTTGACACAACGGAACTGCTCTCCGATGGCATCTGTGCGGACAGTGTTGAGTTCCTAAGACCGTGTTCCAGGATGGATGCTCTAAGTGTCTCCCAATCATAGTTTAGATTATTAGGTACAATGTTATCTACATCTTTTTTGTATGTATCAATCGGAAGAATACCATCTGCATACTTAGTGCGATCAAAGTAATCACATGCACCAATTTCTTTAGCAAGTTGATTAGATGCCTTCAGTAGGTAATACTGGAATGCTTCTGTGAGATCATGAACTAGTTGCCATGCTTTAGGATCATCATAGTGCTCACCGTGCTTAGCAAGATAGTGTGCCAGACCAATGTAACCAATACCTAGAGATCTCCTGCTAATTGTAGAAATTTCAGCAGCACGAACTGGATACTCTTGATAATCAATTAGTGCATCCAATCCACGAACAGAAAGATCACAAAGATCTTCTAGTTCATCAAGGTGTTTGATCTTACCAACATTAATTGCTGAGAGAATACACAGAGCAATTTCACCAAAGGGATCATCAATATGTTGAATGGGTTTGGTGGGAAGTGTAATCTCCTGACAGAGGTTACTCATCCAAACTTTATCCTTGAAAGAAGAGTGCTCATTGCAGTGGTCGATATTCATAATGTAGATACGACCAGTCTCAGCACGTTCTTTCAGAAGGTCCAGAATGAGTTCTTGAGCTCCGATAGTCTTTCTTGGAATAGACTCATCTCGTTCGTAAGTGTTATACAACTCGTCAAAACCAGCAAGTCCAAAAGCATCAGACAGACCAGGAACGTCGTGCGGAGAGAAGAGTGAGATTTCTTCGTTCTTGATGAATCGTTCATAGAACAACTTGCTAATTTGAATACTGTAGTCTAACTTACGAACACGGTTATCCTCGGTTCCTTTGTTATTTTTTAATACAAGGATGTCCTCTATTTCTTTGTGCCAGATGGGGAAGTGAACAGTTGCTGATCCACCACGGATGCCATTCTGAGTGCAACATCGGACAGTTGCTTCAAACTTTTTGAGGAATGGAATAACACCTGTGTGCGTAACTTCTCCCCCTCTGATCTTACTGTTGATGCCACGGATGCGACCTGCGTTGATGCCGATTCCTGCCCTTTGAGAAACATAACGACCAATAGCCATGTCACTACTAAAGATGCTATCGAGGGAGTCATCACTATCAACAAGAACACAGCTCGCAAATTGTCGAAGTGGAGTTCGCACCCCTGCCAGGATAGGTGTGGGAACGTTGATTTTGTGCTTGCTGATTGCGTCGTAGTATCGTTTGACATAAGATAGACGGGTTTCTTTTGGATACTCTGCAAAGATAGTTGCTGCTACCAGCATGTATGCATATTGTGGTGTCTCAAAGACATTCCCAGTGCTTCTATCTTGTACAAGATATTTATCTACAACTTGACGCAATCCAGCATATGTAAACAAAAAGTCACGTTCATGATCAATAAATGAATTGATCTTATCCCATTCTTCCATGGAATACTTACCGAGAAGTTCTCCATCATAAATGTTTAGAGAAACACCACCACAAAGATGATCATGAACATCTGGAAATTCTACTTTCCAATTTGCTCCAAAGACCTGCTTATATAGACCGAACAGAAGAAGACGAGCAGCAACAAACTGATAGTTTGGATTGTCAAGAGTAATGAGGTCACTAGCCGATCTAACCAAGATCTCTTGAATTTCATTCGTAGTGATTCCATTATAAAATTGAATTCCAGATTGAATTTCTACTTGAGAAGCAGAGACTCCACTTAGATCAGCACATGCATGTTCTACCATGGTATGAATCTTATCAAGATTCAGGTATTCCTGCTTGCCGTCTCTCTTCGTAACTTTTGTACCGTTGCTCATACTTTTTTCCATTCTGCGAGTTTTACTTTTGCTTCTAAACCTTGAAAGGTATTAGATTGTATCAGATTATTTACGTCATGTCCAGCCAATACCATGTCATTGACATCTTTTTGTTTGATAGATTTTGGCCAAATAACAATAGGTAATCCCTTAGCAATAAGATTTTCCATCCTATCGACAATTTGCTTATTACGTGGTTCGTTGTCATAGATGAAGACAAAATCAACATCTTCATTTGAGAGTAAAAATCCCCAATCTATATCAGCACCGACCATCGCAATACAGTTATCTACGAATAAACTATCCAAGGGACCTTCAGTAATATAAACTGTATCAGCATAATCGACACCATCTAAATTAAAAATCTTAGGTTGATCCTCATCAAGGATTGTTGTAATATATCTCAGAGGATTTCTGGGATTTAATGCCCGTGCTTGAAATCCAAACCAAACACCATTAGAAATGAGTGGAATAACAATTCTAGAATGATCAGGATCTATAACTTTAAATGTATTTTTTTGAGTATTTACCCAGGTTTTATACTTCTCGGCATAGTAGAGTTCTGAATATTTTTCTTCAGGAACTTGTCGTTTTGCTAAGTATTGAACTGCTGGGTGTTCTTTATTTAGTTTGTCTATGGAAATAATTCCGTCAACCTTATGCTCAAATGTCGTCTTTTTAAAATCGAATTTTGGTTCTGGTCGAAATGTTCCTTTGCCAACTGTAGTCTCTTTAAAACTCTCAAGGATATACTGTTTGTGTAGATCCTGTGCATGATCCTTTAAGAAATTTGAAAGTGTTCTTCCTACTCCACAATTATGGCATTTGAAAACAAAGTCACCTTTTTTCTCATAAAAATATCCCCGTGCTTTATTCCTGTGCTTCTGAGAGTCTCCACAGTAGGGGCATCGAAGATTATAAAGATTATCTTTTTTTCTTGCAAATTTTTCAAAACGATTTGAGATTAACGAAACATACTTAGCATCAACGAAATTCATTTGGATTGGGTCTGCTCAGTCCCTCCATTATAGTGGTTTGGCATCAGGTTGTCAACAAAGGGGACCAGGAACCCCACCAACAAAACAGCAGCACCCACCAAGGCTGCTGCTTGCCATTTGAACTTTGATAGTTCGTTTACATTTGCTTCTACAGTTTCTAATCTTTTGATAACTGATTTGTGTTCTTCTGAGTTCTGATGCTTGACATCCTCAATCATTTTAACGATGAGTTCATCTGTCTTAATACTTTGATCAATTCTCTCATCATGTTTGGCAAGTATCATGGCAATATGATTGTTAGATTCAGTAATCTTACTTACTGCAGTTTCTAATTTGTCTAGCATCTGCTTTGATAGTTCTTCATAGATCAAAAACTTTGATTCTAGAACTGCAATATCTTTAGAATTTCCAAATCCAAATGGCATCTTACTTATCCTGCATCTTCTGCAGGTCGAACTTTAATCTTCTTTGAATCTCTTTACGAAGTTTCAATCGTCTTCCTGGTTGAACTGCAGGTGGTAATGATACCTCTGCTCCCTGGTTTGCTCCGATTGAATTAGTTGGGGGTGCTCCACCTTCCATTATACTCTCTCCAGTTCGTTTAAAATATCCATATCGATATCAACATCGTGTAATGAACCATCATTAAATTCGGGATATCGATCTAAAAAGACTAAAAATGTTTTCAATGCACTCCAGTATTCCATTTCAAGTTTATACATCATTAATGGAATTGTTGCGTCACCAAATACATTAAACAAAATTATAATATGGTTTAAGATTAGATGAGTCCTTAATTCACCACCTCTCAGGTATTTTCGAAGAAGACGTTTAAGGTATTTAAATCTCTTAATGTCTTCTTCGAAATCTTCCTTAGTAACAGACTGAGGATTTTCATAATGTTTAATAGCAAACATTATATAATTATCACTGTTCAACTCATCAAATCTCATAGGTTACATCTCATCAAGTTCCGAATGTTAGAGTTGCTGCACCGTTAGAAGTTACTTCCTCAGTACCACCAGCAGATGTGATCTTCACTCTATACTTATAACCGTCAACTGAGTTTGTTGCTCCAGTTAGGGTTAGAGTTGCTGTAGTAGCACCAGTGTAGATTCCAGTGTTGGTAACATTTGCCCAGTTAGTTCCTGTTGCTGTTTGACGTTGCCACTGATATGCAAGAGTTCCAGGAGTACCAGTTGTGCTGGTTGTAACTGTGAATGTTGCACCACCAGTAACGGTAGTTGCATTAGCAGGTTGACCAGTGATGGTTACTGCTGATGCAACGTCTGCTGCGATTGTGTCATCAGACTGAGTTTCGTTAGCATTTGTATCTGCATCACCAAGAGCAACTAGCTTTTCTACCTTATATCTGGTAGCACCTGCTGCATCGGTGTAAGTATAATACGACCACCAGCCAGGACCATCAATACCACGGGTGCGGTTCTCGTTTAGTGCTGCTTCGGTTTCGTCAACGAAAACTACAGTAGGGGTGATTGAGCTAGCAGCAATACCAATACCTGCCTTTGTTTTATTTGTGTTTGAATCTGTTCTTCCGTAAAGAGACATTGTGTTCTCCCAATAAACTTTGATATCCTGTATTTATTTATAAAAAAGGGGTCTTAGTGAGACCCCTTTCCATATAGCATTGCTTTGATTAGATGTCGTGTGAAATCTATAATACCGTTTTCCTTAAATCGTTTTGTCTTAGCAAGGTATTCTGAAAATGCTAGAAGTAATCCCAGTATAACAGTAATACCCCAGTTAAGAACTAAACAACTGATCACTGGCAGTTCTTAAGAAGTGCAGTGCGAACAGTACCAGCAATTACATCATCAATATCGTTGTCGGTAGTTTTAGCATAACGCTCAACTAATTCAACAACAAGTCTCTTAGTGTGGCATGAACCAATAAGAGCAAATAGAATTGGTTTTACAACCTCTACGATAGCACCCATAATTAACCTCCTTTACTTTTTTTTAATGTATTGGGTTTCCCCTTTTATTTAGTCAAACCTACTTGAATACATTCCTCTGCTTGCTTCCTTCTCTTTCGCAGTATGTCCATGCTTGACAACTCTGGAAACTTGACGATTCACTCTTCTGTTGTGAGTTTGCAGTGCAGTTTCCTTTTCACCCTTTTTCTTAGGTTCTTGACGAGAACCAGGGAAGTCTCTCTTATGTGCTCTCTTCTCTACAGTGTCACCTGTAACAGGAGTGCCATATTTCTTGGCCATCTTTTGTTGTCTCTCAGCACCTTTCTTAACTGCTGCTAGAGATGCCTTTGCTCTTTCAGCACGTTCGGAACGACGGGAATCCCCACGATCGACACCTTCTTTATCCATTCTGCGTGCTTCCATAAATTGCGAGAATGTTAGCATTTCAGTTTCCTCGTTTCTAGACTTTGCCTTTGCTACTGATGATGGGTAAGAACTCTCTTTACTCTTAGGAACATCTGTCCCAAACATCGTTCTTTTTACCTGACCTTTAGTTTTCTTCCAAAATGGATCTTTCTTAAACTGATGAGGCTTTCCTTTTGGTTGCTCACCTCTCTTCTTCATCTTTTCCTGTGCTGCGGAAAGATTGCCATGCCTAGCATATTCTTTCTCACCAGGACCACCCTTCTCAAACGATTGAGTATCTGGATTATCTACACCTAGTTGCTTTCTCTTTGCCTCAGACTTTTCTTTTGGGGTATAACCAGAAGGATTTGGATTTTTCTTGTCATCCCAAGCAACTTTACCTTCAGTTGTGAGTTCTCCAGTTGCTTTTGCTTTGCGCATTTTCTTAAAACTCTTCAACTTACCACCAGGATAATTTCTTTCATCATTACCCTCAAAATCAGGATCTACATTTGCACGATGTCTTGCTGCTCTCTCGGGAGATGCTTTATCATCATGAATACCTGCTCTGCGAAGAGGTGAAGTCTTTTCTGCTGCCCTCTTTTCCTTTTGTTTTTGACGACTACGGTTCTTCTTGAAGTCCTTCATCGTCATGCCTTCTTCAAGATCAGTCTCTTCTTTCTGCATTGCTTCTCTCTTTGCCTTTGCTTTGGCAAGGAGTCTCTGCTTTGCTGCTTCACGTTCAGACTGAGGAATAGCAGTTACAGCACCGAGTTTTTCTGCAGGTTGTCCAGGAACATAAGACTCACCTCTTGCTTTACGTTTTGCAAAATCCATATAGGACTCACCTGGTTTTAGACTCTTACTATAATCTGGTTTAGATTTAGTTGCAGTAGCAGCATCTTCACGTGCTCTTAGTTTTGGACCTCTACCAGGAAGTTTCTTATCCTTTTCTGGATCTGGATGCCACCAATCTCCAGCCTCAGAAAAACTAGAGATTTTCTCAGAAACTAAAGAAGAAATCTTAGCATCTAATGATTCAGCATTTACGGGGAGTTTGCCTTGTTGCTTTGCCTGCAATTTTGCTCTCTCCATTTGTTGCTTTTTCATAGCAAATTGCTTTTGAAGTTGCAATTGTTTTTGTGCCTGTTGATTAGCAGCTTCCATTCTTCTTACCTCCTTTTTTCCATGCCTCACCCATAACTTCTCTCCAAGAATAAGTACGAACTTCCATTCCACCTTCCTCTAGAGAATCACCAATCATCTCATATCCCATGTTGAGATTCTTCTTCTCATTAGGTGTTAGTGCACCTCTCTGAGCACCTCTTGCTGCTTGCTTTGCTTTCACCTTAGGATCATCGGACTTGTGGGAATATCCATGAAGTCCAGGATTTGATGATGCAGTTTTACGGAAGTCACCTCTCTGTGCTCTAGCATAATTCTGTCTTTGCTTTGCCTTGTTAGCATCACCATAAGTTGGTCTATTCTCTAATGAAGTTGCTCTATCTGCTGCTTCACCACCACCAGCACGTTGACGAAGTTTAGTTTCGTCATATCCACGTTTTGCCATTGCAGTTGCTTCATCAATTTCAAACTGCTCCTTAGCAATCTCCCCCATTGCCTTTTGCTTACGAAGTTTCTTAGGATTCTTGGTTACTGAACCACCATATCCATCTCCATCATATCCGCTATGACCATAATCATCAGCACCTCTGGACCAATTTCTACGAGCTTGATCCATTGGACCTCTCGAACCATGATGATTATTGCCACTTGCTAGTCGGTCCTGTCTTCTTGTGTGCTTTTCTGCTGCCTTTAGTTTTTTGGTTTTCTCACCCCTTTGTGAATACTCACTTGCGGGTTTACGCATTCTACTAATAGCCAGTTTGCCCATTGCAGATCTAGCCTTAGGAGTTTGTCCATAAGAACCTTCTGCTTCAGCAAGTACAACATCATATAGTTCTTCGATTTCTTCTTCGGAAAGATCTTCCATTAACTCAAAGAACTCATCTTCATTATGGATGATACCTTCAGCATGTAACCAATCTGCAACTACTTCTACATCAGAAAGGAATTGTGCTTCTTCATCTAAAGTCTCTTCAGTAATAACAGAATACCCGTTCTCTTCAAAAATAACTTCAAACCCATCTTCAATTGCTTCAAGAATTTCACGAACTTGCTCATCTTCATATCCTTCAGAAACCAGTTGACCCACTAGATCTTCATACTCTTCTTTGGGTACACAATTAGGAACTTCTCTACCACCTTTTTTCTTCATACCAACCATTTGGTATCCTTTCCAGCAAGGATCTTTATCTTCTTGGATTTCAACTTCTTCTTTCTGTGCACCGTAGTAAGCACCTAGTGCTCTCTTAATTCTTTGCTTTTTGGTGTCACCCTCAAATCTAGGATCTTTTGATTTAACAAAATCTGAGATAGTCTTACCAGCATCAGCACCTACATCAATCTTCTCTTTAATATTTGTAGTGTCCTGACCATCTGGTTTGCCACCCTTCTTACGTTGAATTGCATTATGAACAGCACCTGCATGTTCTTTAGCACCAGATTCTAGTTTACCATCACCATCATAATCCTTCTTTGCTCCCTCTTTCATGAGGTCACTTAATTTTGGATTGACGACAACAGTGGTCTTACCTGCCTTCTTTTTTGAAGATGGGTTGGGTGACTCAGATGATGAATAATCCTCTTCTTCAAGTACATCCAAAAGATTTACTTCTACCTTTTCGGTACGAGTTGCACCAATAGCATCACCTTTCTTCACCATTCTACGACCAGTCTTGTCCATTAGAACGTAATCACCACTGCTTCTCTTATTGATTGCTAAAACTTGCTGTCCATTAATATCAAATACTCTACCAATATTACGATCCTTACCTCTATTTTTAGCAACATTTGCCTTATCAATTGGGAATCCACCGAATCCCTCAGTTACTGGTTCTGCATAGTCAGATGCATTTGACCATACATCCCAGAATTCACGAGCTCCTTCTCTTAGATGATTTGTTGTTAGTTGCGAATCAACCTTAGCAAACATCTCCTCTTCACTATTAGATTCAGTAAGAGCAATCTCAATAGTTCTCTGAATCTTAGAAACTTCTTCAGGTAAGTAGTCAATCATGCGACTACTTAGTTCTAAAAACATTGACATACAAGGATCTCCTTAGAGTATAATTCTTTCTTGTATTATTTATGTTTGAAATTTCTTTGTGGTAATCCGACTATCTTTGCAGTTGTTAATTTTGCCTTTGCTTTAATAAGTGCCTCTCTCTGATTGACACCAGTGACTGTTTGGTAATGATACTTAGCTCCAGTATCTTTTAATTGATACTTAACTGTCCAAATAGCACTATTAGTACCATCAGCAACAAAATCAGAAAATTTCTTAACTGGTTGTCCTGGAGTTAATTTCTGTACTGCTTTCCTATAAGCATCTGTACCAATTTCCCATTGAGTTTTTGGATTAGCACCCTCTGCCAATTGAGTCAACCATCCACGATATGAGTTATCATTCTCATCAACATAGATCACATAGTTAGTCCCACGGTGAATAACTTTTCCAGAAATTCCAGTATCTAAATGCTGAACATATGACCCAACTTCAAAAATATTTCCTGCCATATAATTTTCACGAAGACCATCCCTATCAAGTTTTGGTGCAATTTCCCAAAGTTCGAATTGCTCCTTTGTTGTTGTTTTCTTTGTGGATGGTTTCTTTTCCTTTTTCTTTTGTGCTTCTGACATTCTTCCCTGAACCTTCTGCATCAATTCTTTTGACACTTCGGGATCAACATGAACTGGCATACCAGAATGGAATAATTGATGGTCATTTGACTGAGCATATTTCCTCATCTTAGATGCGGACATACCTTCAACTCCACCGTCTTCATTGTCGTGCCTTTCACCTGCCGAAGACACCTTGATCTTTTTGAAGTTGTACATCTCAGAACCATTATATTTGTTAGCAAGGTGCTCGAATTCTTTAACTCTATCTGCACCCACTACAATATGCACACTCTTATAACCTTCTTGATGTGCTCCTTTTAAAATATCAAATACATTATTTGCATTATTGTGAATATTATTTGCATGATCTGGAAAGAAATGCTGCATGTACTTCATTTTCTCTTCTGGATGAAGAGGATTCTTTTTGGGGTCTTGTGATTGACTAGCATAGATTCTATAATCACCACCTTTTGATTTGGCATGAACTGCGTTCACAAGTTTTTCATGTCCAATATGAGGTGGATTAAATCTACCAAAAGTAAAAGTTAGATTATCATCCTTTGTTTTAGGATTGTTATCGTGCTTATTAGTATCGTTCTTTACTTCGGTCAGAAAGTCTTTAAAGTTCTTCATTTACCCCAGTTCTTATTGTTTGAAATGTACTCTAAACCTGAGTTTTTCATCATAATATATTTATGTTTTAATGCTTTAGTCTTTGCCACAGAGATTTTACAATCCATAACTGTTGCATAATAGGCAAGAGCAACTTCCATTTTCTTAGTGTTTAAGAGAATTTGAAGTGCTTTAGTCAGATCTTCATTCGTTTTCATAATTTATATCAAGAATGGATTATCTTTTTTAGTTCCTGGTTTGAGTGAATATTTACTTGTGGGCATCTGATCAATTTTGATCTCAGCCTGAACTTCATAGAACTCGGAACGGGTAGCAACACGTACTTTGAAATCCCCCTTGCCAGATAGCAATGGTATTCTAGTACCAAAACCAAAAGGATCCTCGGAAGAAATTCTGTAGAAGTCGTCACCTGCTTGCATGTAGTAGGCTGGTGCTGCCTTACCTTTTGTATAATGTTCGGTTACAACTTTACCGAGATCCATATTAGAACTGTTAGCAATGTAACGATTAACCTTTGGTTGATCGAAATACATTTTCATAACAGCAAGAGGAACTGCTCCAGGTTGCTTTAGTCCACCTTTGGTAGTTGGTATCTTAAGATCTTTGAATGGGATACCTGAAAATTCAGCAATGTCCTTTAAAAACTTGAGAGTCTTTGGATCTTTATTTAAGATATCAACTGCTGCTTTTGCGGATGGTGTTTTGTAAGTTGTCTTCCATACTCCATTTTCATAATACACACGTGGATTGGAAAGATTATCTTTGTGATTCATCTTCACTTCCATCCAATGAGTCTTATTTTTATAGGTAATTTTTACATCAGCATAAGCAGTGTCACCAGGTGGACGTTCTGCTTTAACTCCTGGAATTTTGTTTACATTATCAGCAACGTCTTTTTCGTATTTGTCTGATGCTGCACTCATTAGTATCTACCTATAAAAAATTCCTCTCTTAATATTTAGGAGAGGAATTTAAAATTTATTACCAAGAATCGTTATCTAGATCATTCCCAGCTTTGATTTCATTTTTACGAAGTCGTTTGAGATCTTTCATCATTTCTTTAATTTGTTTATATGCTTCATCGGCAGATAGTTTTCCAGCAACCTCAAATCCAACAACCATATCTACTTTATCACCGAAACGAGCAAGTGCTCTCTCAAATTCCGTAAGATTTTCGTAAACCATTACCGATCACCTGCTTGACGATTTTCAGACTTACTAACATCAAATCCACCAGAAGGATAACGTTTTGCGAGTTTCATAGTGTTCTTCCACACAACATCATCGATACCGACACCAAGTGCCATACATGCCTGTGCAACATACCACATGATATCACCAAGTTCAATGATCAGATGCTCTTTGTTATCTTCAGTCCAAGGTTTACCTTGGAACAGCATCTTCTTAACAATCTCCTGAAACTCACCTGCTTCGGCAGACATTCCAACAGCAGCAGTAGTCAAACGAGAAACATCAAGACCACCTTCCTGAAGTTCACGAATACGTTCAATCCAAGTTTCAGTACTCTTCGATGCACGACTGGTCATCCCATCAACAAATTCAACATACTTAGGAAAATCAACTTCCATTCGCATGTTTTCTGTTCGGGCATTCTTCATCCGTTCGACAGTTTCCTTTGCCTCATCGACACTGTAGTTAGCATCCTTCTGGGCATCTTCAGCAAATGCTTTTGCCTTTTCCTCATATCGTTTTGCGTATTCCGAATCTTCAAAACCAAGACCAGCATTTTGTTTAGACATAAATTACCTCAAACTTTTAGACTTGCAAATGTACTTTTTTTACCAAACATAAGTTTTGGTGACTCTTCTTCATCATCCTGACCAGAATCTAGAAGATTATCTTGTGCTGATTGATCCACATCATATAATCTCATTTTGGATCGATCTATTCCGACGATGAAACGTTTATTCATCGTAGGGTCATTATACCTGTTTTTCAGTTGTTTGACAAGGATCTGATTGATCTGTTCCAGTTCTTCTGTGCTGATGAGAGCAAACATCAAGTCAGCAGTAGCAGGAAGACCAAAGGATTCTGAAGTATCAGTTAGATCCACATCAGTACTACTATATCCAGAACGAGTAGTTTGTGTAGCACTAAAGATAGGAACATTGAACTCAACTGCCAAACCACGAAGTTCTTCTGCAATTGCTTTCACATAGGTATATGAATTTACAATAGAACCTTTGTAACGACTGCTCCCACAAATGTTCAAGTAATCAATAAAGATAATATCTGGACTGAATCCTTTCTTCAAACTAAGTTCAGAAAGAAGTGCTTTGAAATGTCCAGCATGAGCAGATGCAGTTGGATACTCCTTAATGATTAGTTTACCTACAGTCTTTTGAGCAAGTTTGATGATCTTACTCTCATACATCTGTTTTGGTAGATCCTGCAATTGTTGAACACTTACGTTCAAAAGATTTGCGTCGATTCTTTCTGCGATTCGTTCTTCTGCCATTTCGAGAGTAATGTATAAAACATTCTTCCCCTGAAGAAGGACTGAACTGGCAAAGTGACACATGAAGAGAGATTTACCAACACCCGTTCCTGCCAAGGCAATATTGAGTGTTTTGGAAGGTAGACCACCCTTGGTGATCTTGTTAAAAAACTCCAGATCGAAGGGAATCTTTTCTTCTTTACGATGATAGAAATCATAACGACTTTCGTAATCTTCAATGTAATCGTGACCTACGTGATCATCAAAACTAATTGAAAGTGCCTCGGATAAGATAGCAGGAATTGCATCTCTACTACGTTCTTTATCTTTACCTTCTGCGATTCGAACAGCATCAAACAAAGAAAGATATACTGCACGATCCTTACACCACTTCTCAGTAGTGTTCACTAACCATTCAAAGTTATAGTTATCTTTGTTTATTTGGTTGAGATATTCACATGATTCTTTGTATACATCATCTGTAATATCTTTTCTCTTTTCAATCTCAATAGAAAGAATAGAAGGAGATGGGAGAGTCCCATACTCCTGCACATGCTTATTGATCTCGGTAAAAATAACTTGCTCTACATAATTTTCAAAGTATTCTGGTTTAATGAAGGGAATAACCTTGCGGGTATATTTCTCTTCAGTAATCAACTTAGAAATAATAATAGATTCAATCTTATCAGACATAGTGGAGGTAAGTTCCAATGATAAATTTGTCGTCACTAATCGGTGGTTTTCCAGTATGTGGGTAGGTCCACAGTGGTGGGAAGATCACCAGTCTACCAGCTTTCGGTTTCACTGTAAAGTCCAGTGTGGGGAAATCGGTTTCTCCACCTTCCTCAACATCATTAAGATAAAAGAACATGACAAGAAAACGTTTTGCACTTTCGTGATTACCCACATCAACATGAGTATCAAAACGATCTACACCATCATTCTTATACCACTTCATTCGATATTGTTCCAGAGCATTTTGATCTGGCCAAAAATGACCCATTCCAAGTTCAGTCATATATGCAACACCCATCTTATGACTTGCTTGAACTAACAGATCATGCAGTGGATGCCAGACAGATTCTGGATTTTTATCAGCATAATCTGTGATATTCAATTGGGTGAAGTTTGGTCTTCCATCATACTCGAACTTTTCATGACCATCTTCAGATTCTGAAAATGCCTTGATCAGTTGCTCGCAAGTTTCTTTTGGGAGGACATCATCATAAACTTTAATATAATCAGTCAGGTACTTCAGTTTCGTAAACTGTGCTTCCGTATCTGAATTCTTTTGCTGCTGCGACATCTAACTTCTCCATAATTTCGGGGGTAAAATATTTGTCAGGATCATTCAAAATTGTTTTGGCATAAGTTTTTACACCATTGATTTCGTATCGTCCTGCTGACTTGGAAAAAATTCCATGCTTTTCACCAAGTTCCAATAGACCATAGTAAGGATCAAGACCAGTATCATAGAACAATCGAGTTTCTGCGATTGAATTTTCCTTCGTGAATCTTGACTTCTGTGCCTTACACTTAATGATGTTACCTACAATTTCAGTACCATCCTTTTCCTTAGATTTGGTTAGGTGAATGATAGTAGATGCTGCATACTTAAGTCCAGATCCACCACCCATTTCCTTCGTTGGCACATAAGCACCGACCACATCATATGTATGGTTAGTAACCAGCATTGGTACACCAACTTTACCCAACTTCAAAGTTAGAACACGGAATACAGATTTAATAACCTGAGAACGGGTCATATCCCTGGTTTCTTTACCTTCCGAACTATCTTCAATTTCCTTTGTGGTAGAAAGATTACCAAGAGAATCAAGAACAAACATTAGGGGTTGACGATCCTTTGCTTTCTGCTCCAGCAGTTTATCAAGAATACGAATCGATTGAGTACGAAATTCTTGAACAGTAACAACAGGAACAATAATCATACGAGAGGAATCAATACCACGATCCTCAATCATCTGTTTAGTGATAGCAGATTCCGATTCAAAATAGATGACTCCAGCATCTGGATTGCTATCAAGATAATGCTTGACAATACTCAAGCAAAAGAATGTTTTACCAGTTGATGATTCTCCAGCAATAGCAGTGATCTTATTTGATGGAATTCCACCATGAATAGATCCAGACAGTAGAGCATTAAAAATATAACTCCCAGTATCAATGAATGTGTCACAGTCACCAGTGGCAACACCATCAGCAACAACAGTTGCATACTCATTGCCAATCTCTTTTACAATCTCTTTTAGAAAATCCATAATTTATCCAAACAAAAATTCTAGTGTGTTAACTTTTTCAGTTTTCCAACCGATGATATCAAGGATGATCTTCAGTGGTTCGACGAAACTTTTCTCAAATTGTAAGTCACGATCTACCGATTTGTCAAGTCCTAGTTCATCAGGAAACGTCTGCAAGAATGCAATCACATTCTCGTTGATCTTATTTGGTGTACGAAGAAGTAGATATTTAATCTTCTCACCGTCCTGGATCACAGGATATTTGTGAGTCAGTTTATTCTTTTTGATGTAAAAATTATATAGAAGGACTCCACGAACATGCATTGGGGTTCCCTTACCGTAAATAGTAACCGAACTAGAAAACTTAGTTAAGTTATTAGCACTCCTAGGAAATGCAATTTGATCCAATGGAAGTTCTTTAAACTCATTACGGAACTGCTCAATAAACTTAATAAGATCATCTTCAGTTTTGGTCATGATGATCTTGAGAGCATCTTTAATCTTCTGACGGCATGGTGCTGGAGTAGAAGATTTAACTGCTTCGATTCCCATGATCTTGAGTTTAGGTTCTGAGAATCGAACACCCTCAATATCCCAAGCATTCAGAATATAACGTTTCTTTGCAGTCCAGATTCCTTTGTCTGCAATAGTCTCACGTTTCATGAACATCTTCTGATCGTAAGCATTTACATAGTTTGCCAATTCTTGGTAAGAACTTTCAATATATTTTTCAAGTTCCATTTTACAGACCTTATCAAGGAACGAAACAATGCTTTCAGTAGTTTTCTCTCTTCCCTTGAATATAGTTTCAACCAGATTATCCAAACACAGATAGATGGAATCAGTATCGATAGCAATAACATAGTCATGATCTTCAGTCTTGAGATGTGTATTCAAATATTGATTCAGTTTCTTTTCGATCCAACGAATAGAAAGTTGACCAGATAGAGTAATTGCTTCAGCATTCAACAAGTTATAATAACGGAAGTATTGATTACCAATGGCACCATAGGCAGAGTTAAGTTGGATCTTACGTGCCATCTGAATGTTGTTGTACTTTGAGATCTTTTTAGTGAGATCTTTGTTCTTGGTCACCTCATATTCTTTCTTTGCCTCAATCATCAATTTCTTGTAGATTGTACGTTCATCATAAATTTTCTGCATCATCTTAGGGAGGAATCCCTGTTCAGATGTAGTGTACATCGCACCGTTTGGGCAGACCGTCTCCCCCCTGAGGGCACCCAGATCGAGTTCCTGGTTGAGCAGACGATCTACGGTCGCAGAGGGGTGCCTGTGGTCCTGCAGGGTCTCAGGACTGATGTTGTACTGCATGATCAGGTGGGGGTACAGGGAGTTCAAGTCAAAGGACACCACCCAGTCATACAGACCAGGGATAGGTTCTTTCACATAAGCACCTTCATACTTTTCGTCCTTATTGACTCCAGTTTTCTTAGGGGGAACGACAAGATTATCTTCCTTGAGGAAGTTGAAGATTAGAGTATCCCACATACGAACCTGAGAATATACATCCTCAAAGTTTACCTTTGCGTCGTATGCCATCGTAACAGCAAGTTCGATGAGTTTCATCTTGTCTTCCAGACGGTCAACAAGTTCCACGTCGAAGATGTTGTACTCAATAAACTTCTGCCACCCATACGTATAGAATGCCTTGAAGTTCTCAAACTCACTGTGATCCAACTTACGTTGATCTAGTTCAACGAAAGCAATATGATCGAGACGATAAGATTCCTGGTTTGTGTAAGTGAACTTCTTGTAGAGATCCAGATAGTCTAGAATCGAAACACCAAGAATCGTATAAGAAAGTTGCTTACGACCCTTAATAAAGATCTCATTTTCCTTAATGCGATTCCAGGGGGACAGAGACTTTGCCCACTTATCACTAAGGATACGTGAAACACGACGACAGATATACGGAATGTCGTACAGATTGCAGTTCCATCCAGTCACAATATCGGGAGTATTCTTTGCCCACCACTCAATGAAGTGACGCATCATTGCCTCTTCACCATCGAAGATGTGAACATTAACTCCCGAAGGTGCATCAAATTCTCTGGTTGCCCAAGTGTTGATCTCCTTTGTATTCAGATTCTTAATCGTCATACAAAGAATTTCTTCTGCAACAGATTCTACATCAGGGAAACCATTTTCTGATGCAACCTCAATATCGATAGTGTATATCTGAAGAGCTTGAAATTCATAGTCAACCTGTTTTGGATATTTATCTGCAATGAATTGATATACAAACCTATCATATCCATGAACGTCAAATCCCTCTACGTTTTCATACTTCTTGATGAACTCACGGGCATCCCTTGGACTGGTAAATTTAATTGGTTTTACTGTTTGTCCCTCTAGAGTTTTGAATTTAGTTTCAACTTTAGAAGGTACAAAAAGAGTGGGAGAGAAACTCTCTCTGTAAGTTACTCGGTCGGAACCTTCATAACCACGAAAGAGAATATCATCCCCCACCAATTCAACGTTTGTATAAAAATCCATCAACTCCCTAGGCAACGATTGTACAACTTGAGAATCTCCTCAGTCGGATCCAGTATAGTGAAGATCGAGTCGGTTGTCAAGAAGAGGTCCCGTTGATCTGAGTATTTGGGAAATTTCTCAAGAATTACATATTCGTAAACATACCAATCTTTAGAACCCTCATCAACTTTTCGTGCAGAAAGTTTAACATGATCATTTTCTAGTGTATGTGCTCTGCTTACCAAATTTTCTGGATCTGCTCCATACTCTGCACATTCAACAATCTTGTAACAATTTTGTACGAACAGTGCTGGTTCTTCATCCAATTCAGTAAGAGAACCAATTAGATATTCATTCGGATTCTGTTGCAGCAGCAGTAGTTTCACTGTCATCGGTAGTAACCTCCACAATTTGTGTATAACGATCTAGAATTTCTGGATGGGCATTATAAAGAGTTACAATTTGTTCCAGTCTGAGAAGAAATTCATTTTTCTCAGACAATGGTGCCCATGGAAGAAATTGCACTTGAACATCATTGATCTTTTGTGGACTATCAGTTTCTACCATCACACGGTCGGATTGAATATAAACCTGATAAGGATCGGTAAGTAAAAGACCAACTAGGGTGTCATCATTGAGTGCTTCTTTCACATCAGCGATAACGTCCTCCCCGTTTTGTAGTCTTACGATTCTTACGCTCATATGATTTCTCCATTAATGTTTTAAATGATTCTTTGAACAATTCACTCATACTCTTTCGAAGAGTGATATTTTTTTCGTATGATAGTTCTCTTGCGAGATCTAGAATCCCATCCATATAATGGCTAGGAATGTCAATATTGAGATTTTCAATGTCTTCACATTCTGGTGGACATAGATTGACGTAATGATTCATACTGATCTCCATAATAGCATTAAAAAAGGGAGTGGTCAAGACCTCCTCCCTATTCAGTTTTAAATTGTTAAAAAGAAACAGTATCCTGATATTTGCCAGGTGTTTCTTTGTTTGCGACGACGATAAATGGGTGTAGCCCCAAATCTATTTATCAACTTTCTGTGAGTAGTTGTTTCTCGGTTGTTGCTCCAATATCGTAAACAGTTCTTTTCTGGTGATCGGGAATAACTCTTTCTAGGTCAATCGTTAGAAGTCCATCTTCGAAAAGTACATCTCTTACTCTTACGTCTTCAGATAGTTGCCAAGATCTTGTGAAACTTCTCTTTGATAATCCTTTGTGTAGGTAAGTTCTTGTAGTATCTTTGTCCTCATGCTTAGAGGTAACTCTGAGAATGTTTTGTTCAGTAGAGACTTCGATCTCTTCTCGTTTAAATCCTGCAAGTGCGACTTCAATAGTGAAATTACTGGAATCATGTTTGATTAAATTGTAGGGAGGATAGTTAATGTTATGACCAGACATAGCTTCTAGTCTATGAAAAACTTCATCCAGACCTACAGTGTGAGGTGCGTATTCTTTCCAAAATGTTTCGGTAGTGATCATTTTACTTCTCCTTAAATAAGCAAGAATTTGGTAGTGGACCCCGAAGGCATCCATCATTATTTAGTGTTTCAGTTCATAAACGAATGTATTGATAACACAACATTTTTGTTGGGGATACCGAAATGAAAAACTAAATAATCAAGCATAGGTAATAGTACCGTGAAATACTTGTCGATTATGCTTTTACTCCCAAACGGAAAAACTGAATGGAGAAATACCTGCTGGGGGAAAAAGTGTCTTGACGAAATGAGAAAACACGGTACTATTGTAATGTGCTTTGTTAATTACAGTTAAAGAGGTATCGGCATGTACATGCTATCTCAGTCAGACATCAACAAACTAATTGTTGCCTGTAACAAAATGATTATGGGAAGTCCAAATACTCTTACACAATCGGAATACCGACATTTAATTAACAGATTACACAATTACAAAGAACAAAATTTCCCGAAAGAACCGTGAGACATTTAGTAGTTGAATTGTTAAATAATCAAATATTTCTAGGTATACTCTGCCTAGCATTGATTATGACACCCATTATAGGAATAGCAGTGATTCATGAACGAGCAGACGAAAGATGAAGACTATAAAAAATTACTAGAAAGAGTATTTCAATTAAAAATGAAAGAACTCTTCGAAGAACCATCGACCTACGAAGACGAATACGATGACGAATACTATTATTAGTGCAGTAATAATCTTTTCAACTATTACTTCATTTGTTTATTGGGGAATGACTCATGCATATCCACAATAAATAATTTCAATCTGAGATAACATTATGCTCTCTACACAATATCGTCTTCGTCTTGAATATATCTGTAACAGAATTGTTGAAGGTGCAGAGGTAAAACTAGAAGATATGATCTGGGCAGAGAAGCTTGCCAAGGCAAACAGGACCGCAGGAACGATGCTCAGGCAGGCAAGAAGGACCGCAGCCAACCCAGACATGGTAGAGGGGGATATGGACGACTTCCTGAACCAACTGGACATCGGAGGCATCGGTCATGAGGGGAAGGGGATCAGTGGGTTCAGCACCGTGGACGACATTGTGGACTTCTTCACCGAGGATAAACCCGAAGACTGGAGGCAGAGAGATTAATTGTATCATATGATACACTCTTAGTATTATAGATATTATACGTTCATCTGGAAATCCAGACGGAAGTAAGCCGACTCGGAACGGATCGTTCATCCCGAATGGGACGCAAAAGCCGACTGAAGGAACGCTCTTTAACTTAAAACACTAAGGAGAAAACCTAATGTCACAAGCAACATATCGTGGTTGTCAGTATAACACTGATACCCCTAAAGAAGAATATCGTAAGTGGTATTCCCAAACTCACGCACCAGCACATCCACAAAACACCTATCGTGGTGTTGCCTACCGTCCCTGTAAGAATCAGGAGGTAGCACAATGAACTGGTTGAATGTAATTCGCAAACAAATTATTAAACAAAGAAAACTCCAAGAAGCACAATACTACATTGCTACACTTGGATAAAACAAAGGGGGCATGAGCCCCCTTTTTTATTCTGCAGTTTTCTTCTTACCAATATTATACTTACTTTCTAAGTTCCACTCTACCTTATCCTTATAAGCAATAACTTTAATCTGATTCAGTGGGGCAATATCCTCAATCTGTCC